ACAACTTAGTAATTTGCAAAAATTATCGTTATATGGTAATCAAATTACAGAATTACCAGAAACAATAGGACAACTTAGTAATTTGCAAGAATTATGGTTGCATAATGATAAAATTACAAAATTACCGAAAACAATAGGACAACTTGTTAATTTGCAACGATTATCGTTGGATAATAATCAAATTACAAAATTACCGGAAACAATAGGACAACTTAGTAATTTGCAAAAATTATGGTTGCATAATAATAAAATTACAAAATTACCGGAAACAATAGGACAACTTAGTAATTTGCAAAAATTATCGTTATATGGTAATCAAATTACAGAATTACCAGAAACAATAGGACAACTTAGTAATTTGCAAGAATTATGGTTGCATAATGATAAAATTACAAAATTACCGGAAACAATAGGACAACTTGTTAATTTGCAACGATTATCGTTGGATAATAATCAAATTACAAAATTACCGGAAACAATAGGACAACTTAGTAATTTGCAAGAATTATGGTTGGATAATGATCAAATAACAAAATTACCAGAAACAATAGGACAACTTATTAATTGTAAGATCATACGATAAAAAATTCAATTTTTTATCGTAAGACAAATATTCAATGAATTATCATTAAACGATATTGTAAGATGTTCAACTGTTAATAGACTTATAAATCATATATGCGATTTACAATGTGGGAGATTGATAAATGACTATGAGAACATCTTAGCGAACCTTTTTTATAAAAAATATTCAGACATTAATTTAATCAGTTTGTGAATCTCGCCTTAATTTGTTTAATTTTTTTGCTGCAAACGAATTATGACTTAATTAATTTGCAAGGTTTATGGTTGAATAACAATCAAATCGCAGAATTACCAGAAGCAATAGGGCAACTTATTAATTTGCAAGGTTTATGATTAAGTTAACATATATAATATCGGCTATAATATATGTCACTTCCTAATTATTTGGTAAATGCAAATGATACGCTATATTTTCCTGCTGGATTAATATATATAAAATTAATAATTGACGATGAAAGTAAGAAATATAATGCATTATCTTTTAATTTTGGTAAAAAAAAAATAATATTTAGATCTGCACATGAAACACCTAAAAAATCGGTCAATTCGTAACATGTTGATAAGACAAATAAATCTTATTCATCCTTTTGATGCATCGGACAATATTTATTTCCTTATAGTTGGTGTACAACAAAAAAATGAATCAGGGCAATTTATATTCCCTAAGCAGGTTTTGATTGATAAAAATATATTTTCAGTTAATAATATTGGGGGAAAATTATCGTTCAGAGTGTATCCACCGTGGAGTAAACCAATCAGTAAAACAAGCATTACAATCGTAATCATGGCAGATCTTATATTATGTTAAAATACCCATTAAAATAAATGCCAAAACAACTCAACGAACTCTTTAAATTATTCTCTTAACTTATTTAGATTTTGCTGATTGTAATCAAAATGTAACATTTCTATCCTACACACTATTGTTAAATAAATTGTTGTTTTTGTAAAGATTTAGAGTTAGACTGGAGTTTCATTCTGGCGGCAACCAAAAAATGAGTGTAAAGGATGTGGAATAGCAGATAGAGACGAGAATTCAGCAAAAACCCATCTGAAGCTAGGGCTAAAGAATTGACTTCGGCCAAGTAATAAAGGAAGGAACGATCGTCAAAAGGAAACTGGAGATGGTCAAGGAAAGCTTTACAGAGAAAAAGTGAGCATTTTGAGATATATCAAGAAATGTAAACTTGTTTTGTCGCGAGTAGCTGTCTTTCATAGTCCAGATAATATTACCGGATGATTATCCCCCAGCGATTAATAAGTCCTGATCTAATGGCAAAAATTGTTACATATTGATATTTATCAAAAAAAAATGAAAAAAAAACGTTTAGGGGGTACGTAGATTAACTAATAAGCAATATACTCAAAGTTACAATGTTAGCCTTATTTATATTATTCAATTTATGCTTTAGTGCAACCATATATGTCAATATCAATAGTCCTGCTGGATCGGGTGGCGATGGCTCTTCTTGGGCCCTTGCGTTTAATAATATGCAATCTGCACTGACTGCTGCAGGAACTAGCGCATCTACAGAGATATGGGCCGCTACAGGTACATATAAACCGACTGTCAAATATGGCGGCGGATATACCGGCACTGATGCACAACTTGTAACATTCTTACTCGCTACAAATAATCGCTTATACGGTGGATTTGTAGGTACAGAAACAAGTAAGTCACAACGTAACGTAAATGCAAATCCTACTATTTTATCGGGTGATATTTTAGGCGATGATGTTTATGGAAGTTCATCAAATAAAGATGATAATGCATGGCATGTGATGACTGCTGATGGCGCGACAAATGTTGTAGTAGATGGATTTATCGTTGAAAAAGGTTATGCTGCAGGACCAGATAACGGTACAGTTATTCTCGCTGCTGGTAATACAAGTGTCATTACTAGTATTGCTTATGCACATGCACTTGGGGCTGGGTTAGTTGCAAGGCATGGAGCCCAGGTTACTTTGAATAATATGATTTTTAGAGATAATCAATGTAATGCGAGCAGAGCTGGAATTTTAACTCTTAAATTTCCTATAAGTGCCCTTGCATCTGGAGGTGGTGGAATTGGAATTGCTGATGATAATACTCTTGTAACTGTTGTTGGATCTAAATTTTTGGATAATCTGGCGGTGACATTTGGTTCAGAAGGTGGTGCAGCTAACGTTATTTTTGATGGAACTTTGCAAATGACTGGCTGTATTGTTAGTGGGAACAAGGGAAACCGTAACGGCGGGGCAGTCCATAACCGCGAAGGGAAAAAAATTATTGCAACAAGTACTACATTTTCATCCAATCAGATTGTTGGTACATCAGTCGGTGATGAAGGAGGTGCAACGATTGGGGTAATGAATTCCAATTTAACAGTTACATCGTGCATCTTTAATTCAAATATTATTTTAGCTGGAACTGGACCAGGTGGTATACTATTCCATACACCTTTTGACGATGGATCGGCTTACGAATTACGCGTGATTAGTAGTGCATTCAGTAATAACATTGGTACGGTCCTTGGTTCGGCTGCTACCATTTTTGGTATTACTCCGAACGCAGGAGTAACTGCAGAAATTGTATCATGCGTTTTTACTAATAATTCTGCAATCGTAGGTGGAGCTGTTTACGTAGACAGTATCCCAACGAAAATAACGAGCTGTGTATTTAATAATAACAAAGCACACGTTGCAGGTGGAGCTGTTTTTGCATCAAATTTTGCAAACAGTATTTTTAATCGCACAGAATTGGCTACTAGAACTCAACTAACTGTCACTTCATCTTCTTTTAACGGAAATATTATAACTGGATCGGTATCATCAGCAGTTCCGACCTTCTCGTTTAACTTCTTAGCAGGATTTTTTTCGGGTGGGACGGCAAGTGTTACAAACACGCCCGTCGGTGCCGCTGGTCTTGCTTCTGTATTTGGTGCAAAAGTCAATGTTATCTCAAGTGTATTCACAAATAATAACGCATCACCTGGATATGGTGGTGCTCTATTAGTAGGTGGTTCAGCTGGTTCGGTTGGCGGCACTCCATATGGTTTTAACCAAGCGTATCTTTCTGTCGCATCATCTGTCGGTGTCAATAACGTCGATCAATTTGGATCAAATAATGTCCGCGTATTGAATCCTGCAGGTTTACCAAATATTCCAAATGGCGTTTACTTCTTAACTGATGGAAGTATCGTCTGAATGAAATAAATATTAATCCAATATTTGCTTCATTCTCTAAAAGACCCAACTTTCACTATAATTAGAAACATTGATCCTATTTTTACCGAACATCACAAATTCATCAGAGAATATTGTGTAATTCCTAATAAAATATTCTGATTCGTTACGATATGAATAAGTTGTATTCCAAGTCAAATAGATCTTGCTACCAAAATCAGTCCGTGCATCAAATTGAATGTCCTCAAAATGTGTTTTGAAGATTTTACCTCTCGTTTTCAGCCCACAAAAATTTTTCATGTATGATGATTTAAAATACGATTGAGAAAGTCCATCCAAAAAAATCTTTTTAGCAGTGTCAGAATAAACAACCGATAATGGAATATGTTTCAAGAATTCAACATGTCAATAATTTTTGTAATCGTTCTTCTTCAACTCGCTGTAGATGAGCATCATCATCTTGCTCGTACAAGCAAACGATGATCCCTGCAAATAAGAATAAGATCGATAGTATGTAGATACTTTGATTGGCCATGTTCTGTACAATAGATCAATTTTATAAATTATCTCTTCTCTTTATTTTTTTGTATTGGTAAGTAAAAATATTTATTTACCAACACTTGCCACTATCTCCAATATTTTAGCGTCGTTACATGTTTCGACTGCTAAAAATGATTTTGCTCCTAATGCACATCCATTATCAATCGCAAATTTCAGAATATTAGCATGACTATATTTGATGGCACTTTCGCAAACTGTTTCATCCCATGGGCATATTTCTGTTTCATTTGATTGTAAATTGCATTTGTCTCTATCAATACCACGCAACCATTTTAGAACATATATTTGATTATGTTTGACTGCGGCGCAACACGTTGCTTCAGACCATTGATAACCTTCTATGCGGGCCCATATAATAAATTCTAAATAACCTTTTCCGGCTGCATCATCGATCACATATGGATCTAACATAAATTTGTTGTTATGGAAGAGTTGCCATATTTCTGGATTGCTATAAAAACCAGGATGAGATAAATGCAACAAACTATATCCACGTTCCGACATTAATTTAAAAATTTGCAAAATACTATATTGAAATTTTGCGCCACCCACCATTGGAACACCTACCAATGATTTAAAATCTGAAACATCGAAAGGGCAATTCATATTAAGCAACCATTTGACCATATCAACATTATTAATAGCTGCACGAAATACAGTTTTGTCAAGAACAGGAAAATTGTTTCCATAAATATATTGCAAACATTTCAAATTACCGTTCACAGCGACATTTCTTGAAATATCAATATTTGGTTCTATAAGTTTGTTTTTGATCAAATATTCAAAAATATGTATATGAGTGGAAGTAAAACATTCCATATCCAGCGAATAGCCATGTTCGTATCCAAATTTTAGGATATCAATATGACCATTTTTTGCTGCATTATTACATATATTTTCTAATAAATTTGGATTCTGCGAAAATAAAAACTTGACGACGTCGATATTACCACTTGCTGCGGTTGGACTTAACAATTTTGGATAATGTTCACATATAAACTTTACGATCTCCAAATGTTCCGCACCTGCACGACAGCTATGATGACTAATCTTGCAGTTCATTTCTGTCACTAAAAATTTAAAAACATCAACATGGCCCTTCTTTGCGGCGAAACATTCTGTACGATATGGTGCCACCGCTCCATTTTTGTGTAACCATTTTATAGTTTCTAATTGATTTTCTTTTCCGGCATATGATATTAATAATGGTGAAAATTTGTATCCTGCATTTATTAATTGTTCTAATGTTTCGATATCGCCAACCTCCGCAGCTCCGCACATAAAAGCGTCTATATTTTTAGTTGAAATGTTACCAGCTCGGAGCAATTTTGTGAAAAAAATACTCTCCTTTTTTTGGCCCAGCCTTTTATAAATTTTACGATATTGATAAAGAATTCGATTATCTGCAATGATGTATCTGTCAGGAATCAAATGAATATAATCATCGTACAACAATTCGATTGTGTATTTGTACAATGGATAATAAAAACCAGAATATATTTCTTTCCAAAAGATAGTTTTTTTGATCAGTTTTTGAAATTCAATTTCTGCGTCTACCATATAAATAGACAGATTTTGTACAGATGCGCATATTCGAATGAATGATCTTCTATCAGATATTGGTAATATATCAAATATGATTTTGCAGATGTCATCATTTAACATGTTTGTACCGGTTTGATCGGAAGGTAATGTTGTTGATATTTGGAATGTCATTTTTTTTCAAAAAAAATGAAATATATATTGTCAGAGCAACCATTCTAATATTTATACAATAACAACAATGAGTCAGAATCCGAAAAATAATAAAATTAGCAGAGTCAGGACCTTTATCACTGATTTAAACATAATTACATTGGGAGCATTGTTTTGCACGAAAATATTGAAATTTGACGAGATCACTGCACACCCATTTCTCTCTGCTTTTAAGGCAGCAGGTACGATGTTCACCACCATATTATGCGCTGGTTTTACACAACTGTTCACGGGGTTTCATATCACAAATGTAATGATGGCAATTGCAAACGTGGGATTGATTCTGCAAATGTACAATGGTCAAAAAATGATTTCATAATTAAACATTTTTAATTATCAAAAATTGAAATACAAATATATAGGAAGCTCTATATAATAGGAAAGATTACAAATGAACTCCCCTTTGTTAAACGCTTATAAGACTCAAAATTTCCAAGAGTTTGAACAGCTCTTGGCTAGTGGTAAGATCAGTCCAGATATCAATTTAGGACTTGGACAAAATAAAAAACAGAATTTACTTGTGTTTCTCTGTAATTCACTCGACGCAACGCCTACTCCACATAAACTTACTTTTGTGGAACTTCTTCTTAGATATGGGGCCGATCCTAACATTGCCTGTCATCCACCAAGTGTAGGATATACAGCTCCGTTGGTTGCTGTGTTATCACGATTAAATCACGGTGAACATTTACTGGCATATTTTAAATTATTATTAGGCTACGGAGCTGATCCAAATTTCCCCAAAAATATGGTTAATACAATAGCATATACTGATACAGGTAATTATTGTGTTACCGCGTTACAATATGCGTTGGAAGCTGGAGCTGATAAAAATGTACCTATTAACTCACTTGGTTGGAAGACTATTGATGGATTGAACGTTCGCATCGCAGAACCTCCAAAATATAATGTTCGGAACGTAAGTGTGCTCATTGATATGAGAAAACTTTTAGAGAGTTTTGGAGCAATCAGTGCAAATTTATTTAATACCACAAGAAATAATGTCAGGGCGAACATTATAGCTGCTAGAAATGTATATGTACAAAATCAACAGCAGATAGAGAATCAAAAAAGAGCAGAAGAACAGCGAAAGATGATCGAACAACAGCGTATTGCGGCAGAACAACAGCGTATTGCGGCAGAACAACAGCGTATTGTGGCAGAACAACAGCGTATCGTACGAGAACGAACTGAACGAGAAAGACTTGAAAAAGAACGAATTGAAAGAGAACGAATTGAAAGAGAAAGAATTGAAAACGAAAGAATTGAAAGAATCGAAAGAGAAAGAATCGAAAACGAAAGAATCAAAAGAGAAAGAGAAAGACTTGAAAACGAAAAAATTGAAAATGAAAGAATCGAAAATGAAAGAATCGAAAATGAAAGAATCGAAAATGAAAGAATCGAAAATGAAAGAATCGAAAGAGAAAGACAAGAGGAACAATTGCGATCAGAAAAATCTAACAAAATAAAAGCGGATCTGGCCCTAAGATATTTATCTTGGGCGATTGATAATATCACATATCTAGGGAAAAATAACGAATTTATTACGCAACAAAAGGATTCAACTGATGAAGATTCCAAAGAATTTATTGCCGCGATTGAATCTTTTAGAACTTGCACATCCAGTATCTTGCTAAAAAGTGGTAATTTGATGCCACCGGAAATACTTGCTCAATTAAGTATTCCGCAGGAGTATAGTGAATTTTTCCAAAAAAAATGATTTTTGATTTGTTAGGAAGTCATTGTAATTATTCAACGATTAATCACTATGTTTTTTACTATGCCAAGTCCTGCTGATTTTGTTCGCTTACAACAACCAGCATTTATGACGTCGCCACCTCCAATGCACAATTTTACACCGCCACCAATCGTGATGCCGCAACTGCCTGCGATCGCCCCATTACATCCTGATTTTTGCAGATTAGTACCCACACCTCAACATTTATTACCAATCATGGCCCCGATGACTTATAGTACCACGACACCCATCGGACAACCCATCGGTCTCGTTGGTCTCAAAAATGCTGCCAATGATGTTATGAATCGAGTTTGGGATGGTACGGAAGGAGTAACGCATATATTGGAACCATTTTTACAGAAAGAAATGTTAGAGACTTTAGGAGCCCAAATTGATAGTTATTGCGCGCCAAAATAATTATCATAATATTACGATATTGCGATAATTTTAAAAAAAATGAAAAAAAAATGTACATCTGTACTCATTTACCAAATATTTTTAGCAAGATGGAATACTTCATAAAAGATGTAGTTTGTTATCTTTGCGAGTATTTGGATGATTATCAAAAAATACACTTTTTTTCAATTTGTAAAAGAATGAACAAATTTAAAAAAGATGTATCGTTCGATCAAAAAATCCAAATTAAAAAAATAATCTCGTTATCATATTTCAATAATTTTAAAAATATCATTGCCCTCACTAACACTATATACCCCAACAACGTCGTCAATCTGACAATCCCTTTTAACGAATTTGATGGGAATATGATGCCTAAAACTCTTACCCACTTGAGATTAATCGGATCATACCAGACATTTTTGACACCAATTCCGTCATCAGTCACGCATTTATCATTCGGTGATCATTTTAACCAACCAATCAAATGTATTCCATCATCTGTTACACATTTAGCATTTGGTAGAGATTTTAATCGATCGATAAATGGATGCATTCCTGATTCAGTTACCTATTTGACTTTTGGTAGAAATTTTAACCAATCCATAAAAGGATGCATACCTCTACTGATTAAACATATAAATTTTGGTAAATATTTTGATCAACCTATCGATAATTGTTTGTCGGAATCGCTAACCCATTTAAAATTCGGAACATTGTTCAGCCAACCTATTGAAAATCATATTCCTCACTCTGTCACACATTTGAGATTAGGCTATTATCAAAAACATCAAATAGATGGAATACCATCTACAGTTATTCACTTGACACTGGCTTGTAATTTTTTTGATGACGATGAAAGTGCGCAATGGAAAAACATAGTGCCAAAAAATATTAAAAATCTGGTAATATGGTATTTTGACAAAATAAACATATGGAAACAATATTATCATTTTGAATGATCGATCAAAATAATTGATAAAATAATTCATTATAATATCAGCTACTTTCAATATTACAAAATGAAAAATCGACAAACAAAAGTGAAAACAAGTAAACTAACATATGGTTATGTTAAATTTGGTAAGGATGAATACGAACTGGTTTGTATTGAATTAATGAACCAACATTTTGATGAATTTAAAACCATAAGTGCGATGATGAATGATATGGAATTTAAATATCATCATGGACTTCCGGTTATAAATCATCTATCAAAATCCATGCATTATGTCTTTAATGTTTTGAATAGGTTTCTTACATTAGGCGAACAATTGGAGATCGAATCAGTGAATGATCAAATCATGTTCTTGCGATTGTTGTGTAAATTAGCGGCTAGAGATAGTGTGTGTGAAATTTTGAACGAATCAGAGATGACAATCAAAACTAAAACTTGGCGCAGGTTAACGAAGGAAATATTTGATGCTAAAAACTGTCTTGACGAAGAAATCAGGTTGAATGTGTACAAAACGATTAGATATACTGATAAAAATAGGAGCAAGAATATAAAATATGCTAATTTTTATGGTTTTCCTTGTTTTAAAGTATCCGATAAATTTAATATTTACGTGCATAAGAAAAATGTTCCACATAATTACTTGTACAGAACATATCGGACACAACATAGAATATATCACGAAGAGAAGAAGATTTTTTACAGGATCATAGTTTTGGGTGATATGGGGATATTATACGATCCGATTGGATTTCACGCTAAACCTAAATTGGATAACTCAAATGATTTGATGAAGGATCTTGAATTACCAGATCCAACTGGATCTCAACGTGATGAACCCGAATCAATTGATTCAAATGGGAGTTTTGAAGAAATTTTTGCAGATGGATCTTCTAATTCTCAACGATGGCGGGATTCAGTTACGTCATCAGATGACACGTTGAATAAACGTGGACGTTTGATATGTGATGTGCCGATAAAGATATCTGAAAAGATAACAGAATTACAGGCTGATTATATAAATTATCAAAAATATCATAATTATGTTATTGGTGCGATTGATGTGCATATTGATGGTAAAGTAATTAGTATGAAAATGATTTTAACAACGTGCATGAAATTGGCTGAGTTATCTGATGTGTATTATTTTGATAATTAATAAAATTAGTTATCAAAAAAGTGATGATTTTGGGCAGATTCATTTTCGCGTCTCCTGGCATCCATCCAGTTGGTCTTTTTTTGAAAACGTTGAATTACACTTTTAGAACATCATGAAGGATGGCTCTAACGTTCCAATATACATCATCAAAATATTATTCAGGTGATAAATATTTTGACCAAGCCTCAGGTCAATACGACATACAAATTGTCCATTTATAAAAAAATTATCCGGACAATTGTGAATAATAATCAACCGTCAAAGTTGCATAACTTGTTGTCGACAAAACAAATCATTTAAATATCAAATTGTATCTGTCCGGGTCTGCCAAATCGTTTATACATCAGAGTCTAACGGAAAAGACCTGGACAATTCAAAAATAATATCATTTTGGATAAAAATGAATCTGTCCAGGTACTTTCAATAAAACTCAAATGTATAAACGATTTGACAGACCCGGACAGATAATTTAGTACCAAATTACGATCAAATAGTTTATTTCGAAGACTTATCAAAAAACTTTAATAATTTGGCAATAAATTATCTGTCCGGGTCTGCCAAATCGTTTATACATCAGAGTCTAACGGAAAGACCTGAACAATTCAAAAATAATATCATTTTGGATAAAAATAAATCTGTCAAGGGCACTTTCAATAAAACTCGAATGTACAAACGATTCGGTATGCCAGGACAGATAATTTAGTACCAAATTATTCAGATATTAGGAATACTGATATTTGTGTCAAATTAAGATCGAATAGTTTATTTCTGGAACTTATCAAAGAACCCCAATAATTTGGCAATAAATTGTCCGGGTCCGCCAAATCGTCTATACGTCAGAGTCCAATGGGAGAGACCGCGTCAATTTTTTTTAATATTCAAATAGTATGATATCCAAATAGTTTATTTCGATTTGCCAAATCATTTATACATATAAGTCTCATTGAAAGGATCCTGACAGATGCAATAGGTATGATTCTTGCTGTTCTAACAATTGATATCAAATAATCTGTCCCTAGTCCACAAAATTATTTATACTTTCAATGATTATCATAAGGACCCCGACAGATAATAATAATATCATTTTGCTATTCAATAATTGATATCAAATAATCTGTCCTGGTATACCAAATTGTTTATACGTCAAGGACTATTGCGAGGACTCTGACGAATAATGATGATACCCATTTTGACGTTTAAATATTTTAGTGTCATTTTAGATCTGTCCTGGTCCTTTTAATCTACTTTGTTTGTATAAATGATGAACTTGACCTGGACAAATCATTTAGTATCAAAAATATCTTCATTGATTCATATTTGTTTATGTCCACTCCTATGTGACTTATAACAACCGACGATGATTTCGAACTATCGAATAATCAAAAAAATTGATCAACAACTATCATAAAACATAAACACTATCTCTAATCACTACCAAAATGAACAAACTTACCAGCAAAATGGACAAAGTAAAACTAACATATGGATACGTCAAATTCACAGCCGAAGATGAAAACGACGAATACGAATTTGTTTGCATCGAATTAATGAACGAATGGTTTGACGAATTTAGGACGATAAACAATATGTTGGCTGATATGGAAGTTGAGCGGTATAATGGTCTTGTTGTTGTAAATTATCTTCCGAAGTCGATGCATTATGTCTTTAACGTTTTGAACCATCATCTTACGTTGGCGCATGGGATTAAAATCAAATTAGTGGATGACCAGATAATGTTCTTGCATCTTATCTGTAAATTAGCAGACAAGGAAATGATAAATAGAATTTTTGAGGATACAGAGTTAGAATTGGATTTGGAAACGTGGAAGAAATTGGTTGACGAACAGATAGATGCCAAAAATTGTTTTGAAGAGAAGATGAAACTTGGTATTTATAGAAAAATATATCAATCACAAAAGCCAAAGATGAATATTAAATTTTTGGAATTTTATGGTTTGCCTTGGTTCAATCATAACAACAAACACAAGATTTATGTGCATTATAAATTTGCAAAATATGATACGATGTGTAATATGTATCCTACTCAACATAGAGTGTTCGATGAAACGAACGAAATATTTTACAAGATCATGATATTGGGCGGTAAGGGAGTGTTGTTTTGTCCAGAAGGATTTAGGGATTATGAGCATAAAGTATCATCTTGGCAATCAGACTATGATTATATCACGCGAGAATCTGACAGCGTAAATGAATCGGATGACGAGGACAGAGAAGCGTTATCAGTTGATCTGGATGATATTGTGCTGGGACTTGAATCTAACAGCGCAAACGAATCTGAAGATGATGGGCAAGAAGCGTCATTAGATGAACTGGATGATTTTATGCGGGAACTTGGAGAAACGCCACAAAATAGTGCAGTCAAGAGCGATCGATCAAACGTTTCCTTCAGCTCATCGTCATTCGATGATGACCTTCTATCGGAACCGCCAAGCAGTGATTTTGAAACTGACGAAGATGAAGATACGCCACAACTTAAACGTGAATGTATTGATGGCATAAAATATTACAACTACATTGTCGACACAGTTGATGTGCATATCGATAAAAAAGTAGTTAGCATGAAATTAATATGGACATCTCGTAAGCCACTTTGGTTAATAGAAGCTAGATATCGATAATTAAAATATTTAATTATCGATAAATGATTAATCATATCTGCGGCGTTTTATCGGACGTGAATCAACCTGTTTGCATTTTCTTTTATGACTAGTTCTTGTTTTTTGTTCGTCAACAAGATTAATTTCTAAAGGTTCATCTGATTCGTCACTTGTAACATCATTATCTTCGCTTGTTGTGGAGTCACTACTTGGATCGTTAGATTCAGAATCATTTTTAACAAAATCATCGTCGGATTCTGAATCAGATTCTGTATTCGAATATGAATCAATCGATTGGCTGTATTTATCTATTTCTGGGATAACGTTCCAATTAAAACGTTTTCGTCGACTCATTGAGATGTGGTTATATTCTTTGTCGCCTGGCAGGCCTAATATTTCGACAATGTTGTATTGATGGATTTTGTCTCTTTCTTGTCGGTTAAGATTTAGTTCATCGCATCGAATGTTTGCGCAGACGGATAATTCTGGACTGTGGATTGCCTTGACATTCCTTCTGTGATGCGTTGCGCAATATGCCCCTTTGCCATAATTACAGGATTGTAACGACAAACGATTTCGATTATGACAAGAATTACCATCACTATCCTTTTGGATGCAAGTCATGTTGCTCTTGTGTGCCACACATTTTTTCAAATGTCCAGTTGTCGTGTTCCATTTTGCGCCTAACATTCTTGGTTAACGTATCTAAATAATGAGTATTTTTAGGGTTGCAGATTTCAATTTTTATTGGATTAAGAGACTTTGAACGCGCCGGTATTGGTCCGTTCAAAGTGAAGTCAATGGATCTGTTAATTTTGCATTGACTGGATTTTGAATGTGACAATATTGGTTTATTCAAAGTGAATAGATTTGCGTTGACAGGACTTTGAACGTACCAATATTGGTCCATTCAAAGTGAAGTCAATAGATTTGTATCGACAGGACTTTGAGCGTGCCAATATTGGTCAATTCAAAGTAAAGTCAATAAATTTGCATCGACGAGACTTTGAATATGACAATATTGGTTCATTCAATGCGATATCAAAAGATTTGCACTGACAAGACTTTGAACATGCCAATATTGATCTATTCAATGCGATGTTAAGAGGTCTGCAAAGATTTGCATCGACGAGACTTTGAACATACCAATATTGATCCATTCAACGCGATATCAAAAGATTTGTATTGACAGGACTTTGAACGTGACAATATTGGTCCATTCAATACGATGTCAATAGATTTGTATGGACGAGACTTGAATGTGCCAATATTGATCCATTCAATGCGATGTCAAGAGACCTGCAAAGATTTGCATCGACAAGACTTTGAACATGCCAATATTGACCCATTCAATGCAATATCAAAAGATTTGTATTGACAGGACTTTGAACGTGACAATATTGGTCCATTCAATGCGATGTCAATAGATTTGTATTGACAAGACTTTGAATGTGCCAATATTGATCCATTCAATGCGATGTCGGGAGACCTGTAAAGATTTGCATCGACAAGACTTTGAACGTGCCAATATTGATCCATTCAAAACAAAGTCAATCGATTTGTATTAACAGGACTTTGAACGTGCCAATATTGGTTGGTTTAACGTGACGTAAAGAGATTTGCGTTGACAAAACATTGAACGAACCAACGTTGTTCGAAAATGAAATCATAAATTTTATGTTTTCATCTGCACAAAAAAAAATTGAAAAATTAAATTATACGAATCTATACATAAATAAATATCAACAACCTATCTCCAAATGGAACTAAATGAATTATTATGCAGCGCTATCAAAGCAAATAAGGGTGGAATAGTCGAAGCAATAATAAACGATGGAGCAAACGTTAATTATGTAGATGCTTCTGGAAAATTTCCGCTTTATTATGCTTATGAAAATAAAATGGTAGAAGAGATGAAATTGTTAGTTAAACACGGTGCGAATATTGATCAAATGCATGGAGGTTATTTTCTTTTGCATAAAGAATGTTGTAAAGATATACCTAATTTGGAAATTGTACGAGTATTATTAGATCTTGGAGCGAACCCGAACTTGCTAAATATGAATAAACAAATGGGCGCAAATTGTGCCTTAAGAGTTTTAAGGAATATTACCGATTTGGATTGTCTGACGATGATACTATCGCATCCCGATATTGACATTAACCTGCTAGACGGAGATGGTGTAACATCTTTTAGATTTGCATGCGCTAATAATTTTAATATTCTAGCAATCGCGTTATTTAATCAAGGTTGTGATTTAAACATATCAGGAAATGATGGTCGTACACCATTGATACGATCAATTGAGGAAGGAAATATGCTTATGATAACCATGTTAATTACGCATCGCGACATAAAATTAGATTTACAAGATAATGATGGAAATTCTGCGTTACACCATGCGTGCAAGAAAAATAATTCTGCTGCTGTATATCAATTATTATTTCATGGTGCAAACCAAACGATTAAAAACAAGGAAGGTAAAATTGCATCAGAATGTTGTGCTGACGATAAATCGAAATGGATATTTGCGAATTGTATGCTGAAAGAAACAGAAACAGTCACAGTAACCACAAACGAAACAAAAACTGTCGCAGCAACCCCAATAAATATTACAAACAAAAGACCACGATTTTATGTAGAACTAACAGACAAAAATGCTAACCAAATTAAATTCGGTTCTGTTGGTAATTATTATAAAATATGGGATAACATATTTAATTGTTGGAGTGGATACAATTATATTCCATCTAATGACGCACGTATAACAATATGTGAATATACTGATGAAAAAATCCCTCATCATCTTGTTTATGATGGTACAAAAGTATTACGTATTCGTTTTGATATAATCATCGACGAAAATAAAAAACCAAAGAGAGATTTGTATGACGATTAAAATTTATAAATATTAATCAGCATCTCACAAATGATGCCGTAATAAGCACGCCAGCAAAAAACTATTGCAAAATCAATATCATGTTCCATTTTTTAGCAAAACTCAAACCGACACCTACAATTATGCATCCTATCCAAGTTTAAATATAATCTTTGAAAATCCGCCTGCTCACAATACTTACAATTTAGCAGATTATTATGGTTATTATGTAATAGGAATGTAAAAAATTGAAAATATTAGTATCAACACTATCTTACTAATTATGTTAATCAAAATGACTAACCTAATCAAAAAGATCCATTATAAATCATTCGATGAAGAAAAAACAGCATTAGTAATAAATAAAAGCACTGGCTCCCCCAATATACAAGCGATGATATCAAATTTAGCAAAAATAGAAAAAAGAAACATTTTTATTTCAAATCTGCTCAAACGATTGTTGGATACTGGCAAAAAAGTTTTATTACTATCATCTAGAACAGAACAGATTTATTTGTTACATCGATTAATAAATTCTAATCTTGTTAGCATTTATGTCGGCCGAATGACTAAAAAAAAGCTAACAATATCATCAAACAAACAAATAGTTCTTGCAACATACGCGATGGCGAATGAATCAATTCAGTATGATAATTTTGATATCATCATATCATCGACATTGTTGAAATATATTGATCAAAAAATGAGGATCACAAACCACTCTACAATTATTGATATCGTTAATGAGCACAAATCACTATTTCGATCATCAGAACAACAAATAGGTATAATACAACAATTTTATGTAGCCGATTATAAATGTGACGGTTATGCATCATATGACGACATTGATTATATCGATAAATATATCATCACAGAATTTTGGGACATCATCGATACATTGCCGCATGAAATTATTTACCAATGGATCAACAAAGGAACTTCCAAAGTGTCCAAGTTATGGTGCAAACTCTGGTATTCGAAACCTATGTCAATCAAGTTGCGCAACGATCATTTTGCTGTCAAAGATGCAGATATCTTGTTGAAATTCAAAAATTTGGTGACATTAGAATTGGAAAGCGAAATACAAATAGGAGAATTTGTTAAATCATTAACAATGTTAAAAGAATTGCGTATTGGAGATAACGATCACTTTGACGACGAAACGTTGTGTTATCTCACAAATTTGTGTTCTTTGACGTTGATGCGAAATACAAGAGTAACAATTGAATCGTTACGATGTTTAACAAAATTAACAGATTTGAATCTTGATAAAAATACAACAATAACTGATGCAATGTTAAAAACGTTGACTAATCTTACGAGATTGAATGTTGTGAATAATAAATTGATCACAGATAATTCGCTAAAACATCTTACACATTTGAATCATCTAACACTTGGCACTAATAATTTTTTAGTATGCAACCAAATAATAAGCGATGAATCAATAATGCGTCTCACTAATATTACGCATTTATCGATCGCGAATTGTATTTCAATAACAAATAAATCGATTGAAAAACTAACAAACATTACAAGCATACATCTTAATAACACAAACAAAATAGGATATCAATCTCTAAAACATTTAATAAATTTATCATCATTGTGTTTGATTAATACGAACATCAACGGACTCGAACTTCGAAAAATGACTGGCCTTAAATCGTTAACGATCAAATCATGTGCTAACATAACCGGTGTATCAATAATATATTTGACAAATCTTGGATCATTAAAAATTGACAATATCGGAGTCATAACATTTACAGAAATATCAAGACTTACAAATCTACGAAATTTAACGATACATCGTTGTTCAAGAGCACACGTTAAAAAAATAGAACAAATGTTACCGAACACAATCGTACAAAATTTATTTTGATGATCAATATAATTAATCATCAAAAAAATGAAAATATTACATCCAGCACTTGTTATTATCATTAACAATAGCAAAATGTTGCCAAACGACATCATCGGTCAATGGATAGACAAAGATAGTTCAAAAGTTTGCAAATTATGGTATCGAGTTTGGTGTGCAAAAGTAACATCGATCACGTTTAACGGTCCTTCATTGGATATCCTTTCTAAATTTCGGAATTTATCGACGTTGAATTTTGGCAAACATATTGAAGCAGCAACCGGATCAATTGCATCATTGACGACTTTGAAGACGTTGATGCGGATTAAGAATAACGTCACCAGCGAAATGCTGCAACCACTAACAAATATGACATCGTTATCGTTAAGAAATGATAAAAGAATAACATCAATAAAAAGTTTGACATTTATTACTACATTATGTCTCGCACGCAATAAAAATATTAAAGATTATGAACTAAAAATGCTTACGAATATCACCGATTTAGATATCAGCTGTAATCACTTGATCACCGATGACTCATTAAAATATTTAACTAAATTGAAAAAATTAGAATTATTCGACGACAAAAATTCGATTAGTGATGCATCTATATCGTGTCTAACAAATCTTACATATCTAGATCTTTCGTTTTATGATTTTGTAACAGATGAATCTATCAAATATTTAACAAAAATGTCTTATCTTAATTTGAGTTGTACCAATATCATAACGTATGAATCACTAAAATATTTGACAAACTTAACAGCGTTATGTTTATATGATCACGAGGTTTTTGATGAATATGATGATTTAAGAAAACTGACAAATTTAAAATCGCTAACAATCGTTGGTAGATCAAACATCAACGCATCATCGATCAAATATTTGACCAATCTTAAATATCTCTGTTTATATGAATTTGATGACATACGAAGTAAGCACATATATCCACTTACAAAATTAAAAGACATCGAACTGATTCGTTGCCATAAGATAAGCGAAACAGATATTAGACCAAAGCTTCCGAATTTGATCAAATTTAGTAATCATTTTTAGTAACCAAATATTTGGTTATTAAAAATTGAAAAATTAATGCAAACTATAATCATATCGGATTCAAATATCAAAATGGATTTCGGTATTGATCAATTTGTAATTTTTGAAATAAATGGGACAAAATATGCTATTTATAAACACGTCGCTAAGATGATGGATATTTTTAACGTATTAGGTGATTGCGATGATAAAAATATGATATCTATTGAATGGAAAATATCAGCAGAAAATGTTAATCAGACGTTGCATTTGATTAATCATGGCACGTGTATAATAGTAACAGAAGCTGATAAAGTGGAGATAATATCATTTATGAGATATCTGTGCGTTGCAGATGAAGTTATGAAAAATACACTCAAAAAATTGTTCAATCGTGAATCAACTCATAAGTTCTTAGAATATTGTATATATGTGCAATATAATGAGATATTTGGATACATTCTGGATAAGTGTATTCACCGTTTATATATTGATGAGTCTAATTGTACACATTTGGATGCCGAACGATGGCAGATGATCAAAAAAATTAAAAAAGTAGACTTTTCGAAAGATTTGAAAGTAAAACTTATGACGAATCCAATAACAGGTTTAATTCCAACGCGTTATCGGTACAATAATAAATGGTATGTTACGTTGGATGATATGTTTTGTGATATAGTGTCAATCTATATACTTTTTGGTATTTATCCGAATGACTATTTAAAGTTTTCAGATGGCACGATTGTTGGTTACTCGGGAATCATGATAGATAGGGATCCAACAAAGAAAGATGCTGGCGTCTGCTATAATATAATGATTAAAAATATTGCAGCTGCTTTGTCAGAGTAATTTGATATATTGATGATATAACAAATTAACAAATAAAAATTGAATATATATATGTCACAAAGATCTTTTAGAACAAACCTATCAAAAATGCAGACTATTTGTAAAGATGCGATGCTAAAAATATGTTCTTTTTTACCAGAGAAAGATCGAGTCTATCTTACGATGATCACCACAACATTCGGCATATTAAGATCAGAAATGCTATATTCTAAAAAAGTGCGATTTGATAAAATCAAAGATTTATCCTATTTTGACAATTTTGAATCTGTTCAATTATTGAGTCCTACAGACAGAACGCCTAAATTTGCCAAATTCGTTTATTACGAAGCATCTACTCATGATATTCCTCTAAATGTAACACATCTATCATTTGCAGAAGGATTTAATGAATCGATTCAAGAAATTATTGCCCCAACAGTTACAGATTTAGAATTTAGTTGGGATTTTGTGCAACCGGTGCACGATTGTAAACCTGCAACAGTCAAGAATGTAACATTTGGCTATTATTTTGATAAGGGGACGGAAGAAATATTTGGTGTGCATCACTTAATAGGAATGAATCATAATGATCATCAACTTGACGCACTTCCAATTACTATTGTACATGTGACATATCGTCGCTATTTTTATAAATCCAAAATCATAAATAATGCGCCGAACAGAACGTGGAGCGCAATAAATTCACAGGATCCACCAAATAAAAAGTGTATGACGTTAAGCTATAATCTTGATAAACGAATAAATGATGATATCACAACGCTCGTTAAAATATTGATACAATCACCTTCTAATAACTAAAATATTTAATTATCAAAAAAATTGACGTCTGTATCATATACAAATAATTTCAACGATATAGGCTAACAAAATGGATTTTAATATCAATGATATGGTGACGTTGCGAATAAATAGCGCAGAATATTCATTGTACAAATATATCGCCGAAATGCTGGATATTTACAATGTAATAGTCGATTGCGATGATAAAAAGATGATAGACATAAATTGGAACATTTCGGTGGTTAATGTGAATAGAGCGCTACATCTTATCAATTGCTGTTTGTATGCAGATGTAATTGAAAATATAAGTGACAAATTTGAAATCATTTCGTTCATGCGATATTTATGCGTATCCAATAAGATTATGAAACAAACTCTTGAACGAATGTTTGAATCCGCGAAATATTCTTTCTTTAAAGATTGCTGTGACCTGGCGTACGACGAAGTTATTGAGTTTATATATGACAATTGCGTTAGTAATAACTTATCATGTTGGTGGGTCGTAGATCGATATCCCAAAACCATGAAGATCAACAAAGAAAGAAAATGCTTAATAGAAAACGTGGTACTAAGCAATTTTCCAACAAAATTTAAAATCAAAGTTCTTGACCAAATAGTTTCAGCAGCTATTATCTTTCCAAACTATTCGAATGATACTTCGAATTGCAACGATATCCAGCTAATTTATGATTATTTTAATTTGCCAACAATCATCGATTTTGTTTATTCTGCAACAGGCAAAGTTTATAGCTATCCAGGCTTGCTTAATAATGGCATTCCAATCGTTTTAGATAAAAATACAACCAAAAAAGATATCATTGTCAAAAACATCGTCAATCAACTATTAAGATAGATGCGATACATATTGTATCAATATATATCGCAAAAAAATTGAAAAATTCATACATAGATCATTTGACATATTTATAGAGAAAACATACGATGGATTCATTAAACAATGATACAATACGCGTTATTATTTTGTATCTAAATGCCAAAGATACAATAATATTTTGCTCCTCTATCAACCATTATTATAACATATTATGCCAAAACGAATCAATATTTCGAGATCATTTGTTGTTACAACAAAAAAGTTGTCTTGATAATTGGTTACCTAATCATGCCGTTTTAGACTTACATGTTTCGTGCAAAATAAAAAATATACGTGCAAGTGACATCAAATATTTAACAAAATTATGTTCAAAAAATAAAGTGTACATTGATTTACTAGAGAAGATTGTTGCGTCCTATCCGACTGTTCGTAATGTAGGCAAAATAGTGATCAAAAATTCGCAATGCTACGATAATATTTTGATATTACTCAAAACTAAACCCCCACCTGAATTATTGATTCCCATGAGCGAATATTGCAGAGATTACTGCGTCGTATCAGCTTTTATTGATACCTATAGAAATTATTTGTATTCTATTTACGAAGAGGGGATCGAGCGTGCTAATTATTGTTTCGTTAAAAATATGTTGGTATTTAGCAGGTTTAGTCCACATCTCCTTAAAATTTTTTTGCGCGATACATATAATAGAATATGGACACTACAATATAGAAATGTTCATTCATTGCTGTATGAATATATTGTCTCTAAAGATCATTATTTCGTTCCATATGTAAATAAATTGTTCACTCATTATTGCGCTCTTAGTTTTGATCATATTTTAGCTACAATATTGAATGATAGTAGTGTACTACAAAGAATATCATATGAGAAAATATTCCGAGGTATCATAAAATGTATTACGAACAAAGATGGTTTGAAAATTTTGCAATGGTTACATCAACAAATAGACATTTCAATTGGAATAGATACTGAGAAAATTAAAATTATTTTTAAAAAAATGATGCAGGTAAACAATAGAGAGATGATTATATTTTTGACAAATGTTTTTAAAATCGATATGCACGAATGTCTGCGTAAATTAACACGAAAAGGGAAAATGCTAAAACCTTTCTCGTTTAGTGAAACCGGTATACATATTTGTTATGATTTTCTAGATTATCATCGTTTGCATTGTGATATTCACAGCGAAATTACCTATCGTTTTATGTATCGCGACATTCGATTTTTAATGAAACATTTGAAATATTGTTCTGACGATGCGGTTCAAATTAAAACATTGATAAAATTATTGTATATTTCAACAGAAATTGGCAGTGACAATTCACTCAATCCACTTCTGAGCAAAATGTTATGCGATAAATATGCATCATCAAAAATTACATATTGATTATATTATGATCAATATGTAATCTTGTTAGCAATCCTCTTTCTAGCAATTTTGAATGTTCAAATCTCCAGGCAAGAGAATTGCCAGTCAATAACATTGAACGATCAAATATTGACGCGTTCAAATCTCCAGGCAACTCTCTTGCCAGTAACATTGAATGATCAAATATTGACACATTTAAATCTCTCGGCAATATTATCTTGCCAATAACATCGAATGATCAAATATTGGTACATTCAATTCTCTCGGCGATTCTCTGCCAGCAATATTGAATGATCAAATATTGCCGCGTACAATTCTCTCGGCAATTCTCTGCCAGCAACATTGAACAACCAAATATTGAGATATTCAAATCTCAAGGCAATTATCTCGCCAGTGACATTGAATGATCAAATGTTGGCAAATTCAAATTTTCAAGGCAATTCCCTTGCCAGTAACATTGAATGATCAAATATTAGCGTGTTCAATTCTCCAGGCAATTCTCTTGCCAGTGACATTGAATGATCAAATATTAGAATGATCAAATATTAGCGCGTTCAAATCTACAGGCAGTTCTCTTGCCAGTAACATTGAACGATCAATTATTCGGACATTCAAATCCCCTGGCAATCCTCTTGCCAGTAACATTGAATGAACAAATATTAGCGTGTTCAATTCTCTAGGCAAGAGAATTGCCAGTGACACTGAATGATCAAATATTAGCGCGTTCAAATCTCTAGGCAATTCACTCGCCAGTAACATTGAATGATCAAATATTGGCACATTCAAATCTCTCGGCAATTCTCTTGCCAGCAACATTGAATGATCAAATATTGGTGCATTCAAATCTCTCGGCAATCATCTTGCCAGTAACATTGAACGAACAAATATTGGGATATTCAAATTTCTCGACAATTATCTCGCCAATAACATTGAATGATCAAATATTGATACATTCAAATCTCTCGGCAATTCTCTTGCCAGTAACATTGAACGATCAAATATTGGTGCATTCAAATCTCTCGGCAATTCTCTTGCCAGTAACATTGAACGATCAAATATTGGTGCATTCAAATCTCTCGGCAATTCTCTCGCCAGTAACATTGAACGATCAAATATTGGTATATTCAAATCTCTCGGCAATTCTCTTGCCAGTAACATTGAATGATCAAATATTGATACATTCAAATCTCTCGGCAATTCTCTTGCCAGTAACTTTGAACGATCAAATATTGGCGCATTCAAATCTCAAGGCAAGAGAATTGCCAGTAACATTGAATGATCAAATATTAGCACATTCAAATCTCAAGGCAAGAGAATTGCCAGTAACATTGAATGATCAAATATTAGCACATTCAAATCTCAAGGCAAGAGAATTGCCAGTAACATTGAATGATCAAATATTAGCACATTCAAATCTCAAGGCAAGAGAATTGCCAGTAATATTGAACGTTCAAATGTTGATGCATCCAAATCTCTTTAATAATCAAAATTGTATCAAAAAAATGAAAAATGAACTGTTACAGAGTACTACAGAATAAAGTTGATTACCATCCAAATGGAAACAAACGAATTATTCTGTACTATTGTCAAAACAAACAATTGTCAAGTCACTGAACTGTTGTTGAAAATAGACGGAATCGACGTAAACTATGTCGACAAAAATCATAAATTTCCACTTTTTCATGCGTACGAAAACAATATGATTGCGCAAATGAAAATATTAATCGAACATGGTGCAGATGTTAATAAAGTATATGGTACTCATACAATTTTGAATTCCGAGTGCAAAAAATCTAGTCCTAATTCGGAAATAGTCAAATTATTGATGGATAATGGAGCGGATCCAAATATAATTACAAAAAAATTTCCGAATTGTAACCTGAAAAATTTGGGAAAAGTGCAAAATACAGATTGTTTCTCATTATTGTTATCATATCCACGTACAAATATAAATTTGGTTGATGATGACAATATGCCCCCTTTAAGATACCTATGCGTAAATAGCTATAACTCTCCAGCAATTTTGTTGTTAGATAGAGGATGCGATATCAATATTGTAGGCGTTGATAAAAAAACAGCATTGATGAGATGTATTGAGAACAAAAACAGTCTAATGGCGACCATATTATTATCTCGCGACGACGTAAAATTAGATTTACAAGATAAGGATGGAAACTCTGCGTTGCATCATGCATGCATACTGTCCGATTCCGTCAGTATTTATCAATTGTTATCTCGTGGCGCAAATCATACGTCTAAAAATGCTAATGGGAAGACTCCTTACGATTGTTGCGAAACGACCGATCTCAAACAGCTTTTTACACATTCTAATCAAAAAAAAATCCAATCAAACAATACAGTGATCAAAGATTTGAAAATTACGAATACTAAACCTTGCATTTATTTGGAACCGACAGATCGTATCATCAATGGCGAATATATAAAGATTATAAAAGGTACACATCACATTGATTTAAAAGATAGTAAAATCAAAAAAGAACATCTGGAAATTACGAAACCTAGACCCCGCATTTATTTGGAAAACTCTGGCAATAGTAAAATCAAATATGGTACCATAGGATCAAGTTATCAAACATGGAACAAGTTATTCGGTGGTTGGGATGAATTTAAAAGAGTTCCGGATTGGCCCAAAAATATAACCTGTGAATATATCGACGAAAAAATGCCATATCATGTTATGAATGATGGAACAAAAATAGTCAAAGTACGATTCTCATTTATCTTTAACGAAGACAGAGCATATATGACGTCACTTTATGCCGACGCATAATTTGATAGTTAAAAATTTTAATTGTCAAATCATAATCTCGCCATCCTATATTTTTCTCTGTAAAAATGACAGATTTCCATATCATTATGCGTTAATCCATCAATTAAGCTGTATTCCAGCGATTCCATACGATTTTAAGTATGGCGATAGATGGCAAATTTTTACTTCTTAGGTATAATTTCATACAACTACTACCATCGCATTTAGTGATAATATCAGCGTTTGACAAAAGTACGTTGGGATAATTATTGGAAGTATTTGATGATTAATGATAAACTTTAGAACGTTAGAAAAAATTGAAAAAAGAACTGCCACGAATCATCATAATCTAAATTAATCATCATTCAAATGGAATCTAACGGTTTACTCTGTGCGACTGTCAAGACAAGTAATTGCCAGGTTACTGAATTTTTGCTAAAGCTTGATGGAATTGATGTAAATTATATCGATGAACACAAAAAATTCCCATTATATTATGCATATGAAAATAATATGATCGGACAAATGAAACTCTTAATTGCACATGGTGCGAACGTTAATCAAAAATATTATTCCCACACCGTTTTAAATCGTGAATGCAGGAAATTTGTTCCTAGTTTGGAAATGATCAAATTGTTGATGGATAACGAGGCTGATCCAAACATAATAACAGACGAATCTACAGATTGCGACTTGAAACATTTAGGGAAAATACAAAATGCCGATTGTATATCTTTATTGTTATCATATCCGCGCACAAATATAAATTTGGTTGGTAGCAAAATCACCCCTTTTAGATTCGTATGCGTAAATGACTATAACGTTTCTGCAATTTTATTATTGGATAAAGGATGCGATCCAAATATTGTTGGTAACGATAAAAAAACAGTGTTGATGAGATGCGTTGAGAATAAAAATGCCCTTATGTCATCAGTATTATTATCTCGTGATGACGTAAAATTAGATTTGCAGGATGATGGTGGAAATTCTGCATTGCATCACGCATGCAAAATGTCAGACGCAACCAGTATTTATCAATTGTTATCCCGCAATGTAGACCAAACTTCTAAGAATAAAGATGGTAAAACTGCATTCGATTGTTGTGCAACAGGGAATCTGAAATGGATTTTTACTAATTTTAGTCAAAAAAAAATTCAAACAAATGATACAACAGTTACTGATGAAAAATCGACATCTACGAATAATAGATGTCGAATTTATTTGGAAACGCCGGGTAGTAGCAAAATCAAATATGGTTTTATAGGAATGAGATACCAAAAATGGGATAAAATTTTTGGTGGTTGGGGCGAATTTCGAAATGTCCCGAATTGGACAGAAAATATGAGCTGCGAATATACTGACCAAAAAATGGCACATCATATTATCGACAATGGTACTAAAATAGTTAATGTTCGATTCATGACTATATGCGACGAATATGGTGTGATTATCTCTCATAGTCATATTTATGCGTAAATATAAATTGATAACTAAAAATTTTAATTATCAAGTTATAATTTTGGTCCTAAGTTTTTGTACCTCTCTCTGTAAAAGTGACAAATCTCGATATTATTATGTGTCAATCCTTCCCTTGCGGCCATCAATAAAACTCATATAATTGTTCATAACAAAATATTTTTGCTGTCATTAAAAAATTGACAATATCAACATTTAGTTATATAAATCATATCTAACATTAAAAAGATGTTTAACGAAAACAATCACGTTTGTTATGATATATATCTTCAAATTGGTAAATACTTGACTAACAGACAAAAAATATATATGTCAATGATAACGTCTAAAATGGATAAATTGAAATACATATTTGCATATGATCAAATCACTGATCTTAAAAAAATAATGGAACTTCCATATTTCGATAACTTTGAAAATGTGTTTGTTGTTGCACGTTCATACGATGACGAAAAATTACCTCTAAAAATAAAAAGTTTTTATTACGACGAATATTCAGATAATAAAAAAATTCCAGAAACGGTTACTCATTTAAGTTATAGTGATTATCCAAGTCGTTCAAAATTAATTAATCATATTCCGACATCAGTCAAAGATGTGACACTTGGTCGGTATCATAATTTTCCCCCAAACGACGTCATTTCTTTATCGACGATTACTCATTTAGATTTTGGTGGCGATTTTGATCTCCCAATTAATAATCTTATTCCAGTAACAGTCACCCACCTTAGGTTCAGTTTGAATTTTAATCAATCTATTGAAAATTGTTTACCTCCCAATCTAAAGCGATTAACGTTTGGTAGAAAATTTAACAAACCAATAATAGGACATATTCCGGTATCTGTGGAATATATACGGTTTGGTGATTATTTCAATCAGCCTATTTGTGGTGCTATTCCCGATTCTGTTATATTTTTGTATTTTGGCGATCGATTTAACCAATCAATTGAAAATGTCATACCATCATCTGTTGTAGATCTAGGTTTTGGATCCGATTTTGACCAACCGATTGAGAATTATATCCCTCATTCAGTTACACACCTACATTTTGGCCAAAGTTTCGATCAACAAATCAGTAATATTCCATCTGTAACACATCTAACATTGGGAGATAATTTTCAACAATCGCTAAACATGAATCTTTTTTCGTCGATCACTCATTTGACTGTGGGAAGAGGATTTAGTGGTCAAATGTCCCATAACTTAATTTTGTCTGTTAGGTAATTTTTAATCAATAGCAGCAAAAGTCATACTACCGATCCGAATTTTTATAACTAAATATTTTATTTATAAAATTTCTCTTATATAATGTTCTGTTCAATAAAGTCTTGCGTGTTTTCACCATAATACTGCTTTACATTCTCCCATTGCGTCTTAACAATATCCGATTGAAACCAAGATCTCCAATTCAAAACCCATTCCGCAAACTGATGATCATCGTCAATAAGATTATATCCGTTAAATGTCAGCAACGTATTCTCAATATACTGAAACATAATAGAACACATATGTATCTCAAAAAAGTCTCGTTGTTTCATTTGTTCAGGTGTCAATGATGGCAACGAGATACTGCCAACATGTCTCGACGGATAAATTTGTTGATACAATCTCGCTAAATAAGGATAGTGTTTTATAAACATCATTTCGAAAGAAATAGTATCGGCTTCCATTTGACGAATAACATCTTTACTTTTTTGTTTTTCTAGTTCAGAATTATTTTCTTGATATTGGTAGATAAGTATGATTAGTGGAAAGAACGTTGCAAGAAAAGTCAGCGATATGATATAATTTGAATAACCAGAGGAACTTATATCCTTGTAGAAATACAAATATGTTACAAACGCGGCTGCAAATATCATGATAAGGATGATGATAGAGGTAGTAGTCATTGTTATGTATATATAATCAAGATAAAAATAACTGTTCCGAATGTTATCATAATATTCTCGAAAATTTGACGCGTGGTTCGAGACGATATCTTTTTGTTGGGAGTATCAACAGTCTTTCTTCACGAGTTCTTTTTTGTCCACGCTCTTCAGCATAATCAATATCATCCGATTCAACATCTGTTTCAGACGCTGAATCGGGTTTGTCAAATTCTTCATCATTGTCATCGCGCTCTTTATCATTTCGCAAAATTGCCAAAATTTTGAGATCTTCAAACGCACCATAATCAAACAACTTATATCTAGTAGCTGATATATGACGATACATTACATTACCTGAAAGACCTAAGATTTTCTTAATATTATGCTGATTAATTTTCTGTCGATCTTCTTTTAAGATGTCCAAATCATCACATCGAACATTCGCACAAGTTGATAACTGAGGATCGTGATTTTTTGAAATATTTTTCTTATAATGGATTGCGCAATATGATCCTGTACCAAGATTACAGGATTGCGCAGATGTACCATGAAGACTCTTGCAAGGACTTCCATTGATGTTTTTTCCAATGCAGCTTCCTTTCTGAATTTGACATATTTTCAAATGTGTCGTGAGCGGATCCCATTCTTCGTTTAGCTCGGACTGCATTTTGGTTATTTGATGAATTATGGGATAGTTATGGATTATTTTTTTCAATTTTTCTAGTGATGCATCTTTGTAAATTTGAACGCCTAATATCTGGCCATTCAACGTTGCTGGCAAGAGAACATATCGCCTGGAAGATTTGAATATACAAATATTTGATCATTCAATGTTACTGGCAAGAGAACATGTTACCCGAAGATTTGAATGTCACAATATTGGAGCATTCAATGTTACTGGCAAGAATTTGTGTTGCCTGGAGATTTGAATGTTACAATATTGGAGCGCTCAATATTACTGGCAAGAGTTTGTGTCGCCTGGAGATTTGAATGTTACAATATTGCTGGCAAGAATTTGTATTGCCTGAAGATTTGAATGTTACAATATTGGAGCGTTCAATGTTACTGGTAAGAATTTGTATTGCCTGGAGATTTGAATGTCACAATATTGGAGCGTTTAATGTTGCTGGCAAGAATTTGTATTGCCTGGAGATTTGAATGTCACAATATTGGAGCGTTTAATGTTGCTGGCAAGAATTTGTATTGCCTGGAGATTTGAATGTCGCTGGCAAGAATTGTATGGTCCAAAGATTTGAATATCACAATATTGGAGCGTTCAATGTTGCTAGCAAGAATTGTATGGCCCGACGATTTGAACGTCATAATATTGGAGCATTCAATGTTACTGGCAAGAATTTGTATTACCAGGAGATTTGAATGTTACAATATTGGAGCACTCAATATTACTGGCAAGAATTTGTATTGCCTGGAGATTTGAATGTGCAAATATTTGGGCATTCAATGTTACTGGCAAGAATTGTATGGCCTAGAGATTTGAATGTACAAATATTTGATCATTCAATGTTGTTGGCAGGAGAAAGCATTGCCCGGAGATTTAAATGTGGAAATATTTAGTATTCAATGTTGTTGACAAGAGAACGAGATTTGATTAAGATAAAATATTTTGATGATTATTCAAATTATCAAAATATCAAATAATAAACAGGGCTTTTTTTATTTCGCCGCAACAACATTCTGAACTATTAAACGGCAAAAGTAGCTCGTCACATCTGCATGATTTAAATATGCGATTTTGTTGTTGAGTATTCTGACTGCGTTCATACTTAAAATATTCTTTTGCCATATCCATATCTACACATTTGGATCCTTTCTTTGCGTGTCGATCCGTTATATAAATAGAAAGGTACATTATTGGCAATATTTGATTATTAAAAGATGCAGATATGGATGAGATCCGATTATTATATTTTAGACTTTTACCGATTATGTCGACGAATCCTCCTGTTAAATAGTGTGGACTCGGAGAAGACATACAATGTTGATAATTATAATAACGAGTAAGCAATCTTGTTATTTTGTTGGAATAATACATTTCATATTTTTCTGCAATGCGAACGTGTTTGCAACGAAAACCTCTAGATGCATATTTAGAAGCCGCATTCGACAATGAATCTTCACTATCAAAATTGAGAATGTTAGAAAAATATTGCGTACCACAGTGTAGAACGTTTTCAAATCTGTCTTGCATATACAAAAATCGATTAGTCAAAATCTCATAGCCGATACATGTAATATTACTATGATATACGACAAAAATTTGTGCCCAAGATTTGATGTTAAACATATTTAGCTGAATCGAATATATTTCGCCGGAGAAGACTTGAATGTGAAAAGTCGTTGTCAATGGATTCTGAACCACTGCACAATGTGCTATGTCAAACGTTTGATATAACACATCTTCTAATTTTTGTAGATCACCGCATTGTAAATCTAAAATGTATATGTCCAGATCGTTTGGAACGAATTGGGCAGTCTTCCACACACAGGATAAAGCTGCCGATCCAGCTATCAATATATCCAATCCTGCTATCTTGACTTTTTTAACAAACATTCGCATATATGGATTTATGGCGTATAATTTTGACAACGCTTTTTTCTTTGAATTCAACGTTGTATGTGGCAACAGGTTACGATAGTTTCCTAATAGTTCGTCGGCATCTTCATTCACATAAAGTTGTTTGTTGTAAATTTTACTAAAAAGTTTTAATCTTGAACGTATTTCCTGCAATTCATCACTATTATTTTCATAATCCCATATCGATTCCGGATAAACTTGTACACAATCCGATTTACAACTAGCATAACTTTTTTCGTTCAGAGTCGGCTCAGGTATTTTCATCACATCTTTGTTAGATAAAATCGGATAATCATAAACAATTTCATGCATATTTTTTTCGTTTATTATTTTTACTTTTCCCACCATAAAATGATATTCTTTTTTTTCCAAATACGACACATTAATGTATTTTAGCTTCTCTAATTGTCTCAAACCTTTGGATGTCACCAAATCACACCCAGTAATGTTCAATGCGACAACGTTTTGAATATACTTAAGACCCATATCAGTAATTTTATGGCATCCTCGCAGGTTCAAAACTTTCACACACTTGAGATGACTTAATCCAATATCAGAAATTTGACGACATAATCTTAGATCAATCATTTGAGCATGTTTAAATACTGCGACTTGATCATCTGTAATTTTGTTCGTACAAATAAACGGCAAATGTTGCATCAATATCTTGCGCACAATGCAATTACCGTGATGATTGACTAATCTATAAGACATCATCTCAAATGTTGACGATTTGCGAAAGATTAGAGGATAAATGTCTGGTGATAGGCTATCCATTAATATGATTCATATATTTGAATAGGATATCATGATCTAAAAACTTCAATTTTTTATCTTCAGTCGTTGATGTTATTGGCAATCACCTGCTGGAGGTTCAAACGCGTTGCCAAAAGATTTGAATATCCCAATATTGGATTATTCAATGTTGCTGGCAATCCTTCCTCTTGCCAGGTGATTTGAATGCGCAAATATTTGATCATTCAATGTTGCTGGCAAGAGAAAGGATTGCCAGGTGATTTGAATGCGCAAATATTTGATCATTCAATGTTGCTGGCAAGAGATTGCGTTGCCTAGAGATTTGAATATCACAATATTGGAGCATTCAATATTGCTGGCCAGAATTGTATGGCCCGACGATTTGAATGTCACAATATTGGAGCGTTCAATATCACTGGCAAGAATTTGTATCGCCGGGAGATTTGAACGTCGCAATATTGGAATGTTCAATATCACTGGCAAGAATTTGTATTGTTCAGAGATTTGAACGTCGCAATATTGGAATGTTCAATGTTGGCAAGAATTTGTATTGCCTGGAGATTTGAATGTCATAATATTGGAGCGTTCAATATTGCTGGCCAGAATTGTATGGCTCGACGATTTGAATGTCACAATATTAGAGCGTTCAATGTTACTGGCAAGAATTTGTATTGCCTGGAGATTTGAACGTACAAATATTTGATCATTTAATGTTACTGGCAAGAGAATATGTTGCCTAAGATTTGAATGACAATATTGGCGTGTTCAAAGTTCCGTCAATGCAAACTTCGACAAATCTCTTGACATCTGTTTGAATAGACCAATATTGGCATGTTTAATGTTCCGTCAATGCAAACTTCGACAAATCTCTCGACGTCATACTGAGTAGACCAATGTCGTTGTGTTCAAAAGTCCCTGTCGATGCAAATTTCAACAAATCTCTTGATGTCACATTTATTGGGCTAATATTAGAGCATTCAAAATCTTGTCGATGCAAATCTTCACATATCTCTTGTCATCACATTGAATGGACCAAGATTAGAATGTTCAAAGTCTTGTCGATGCAAATCTCTTGCCACCACTTTAAATGGACCAATGTTGGCGTGTTCAAAGTCTTGTCGATGCAAATCTCTTGACATCACTTTAAATTGAGCAATATTAGCAGATTTAACGTCTTGTTAATCCAAATTTCTTAGCATCACTTTGAACAGACCAATATTGGTACGTTCAAAGTCTCGTCAATGCAAACTTCTGCAAATCTCTTGACATCACTTTGAATAGACCAATATTGGCATGTTCAAAGTCTCGTCAATGCAAATCTCTTGACATCACTTTGAATAGACCAATATTGGCATGTTCAAAGTCTCGTCAATGCAAATCTCTTGACATCATTTTGAATAGACCAATATTGGCATATTCAAAGTCCTGTCAATGCAAACTTCTACAGATTTCTTGACATTACATCGATATATTCAAAATCATACCATAAAAATTGAAATATATATTTCCAGCTAGATACTTCTCCAAAGAAACAATGACAAATGACGAGCATATTATTTGGAGATTTATTCTCAGATATCATCAAATATTTTTCTCCCGTGAGCCTGTACAGACTCACGATGACGTGCAAAAAATTCCAGCACGGGCTAGAAAATAATATCAAAAGTAACATCATTAATGCAATCAAAACGCGTTTGTGTAACGATCTTGGTCCTTTTCAAGATGAATTTATGCGAATATTGGAACCAATGAATCCTGTAATTATTGGATCATTTATAACTCAATGTATGCTTGGGGAAAAATGGCAAGATGGAACGATTAAGATTTGGATATCCAATCCGACAGCATGCCTTGAAAGATATGCTGAGAAATATGGTAAAGAACGTGAAAAAAACGATGAAATAACAAATTTTTTGACAGCTAATGATTGTGCAAAAGATATATTGGGTCGTATTTATTATAGTTCCGTAAGTGCTTTTTGGAAACGTATAATTAGTTGCAGCATAAACGATAATAAAATTGATTTGATATTGTGCGATCGACGGGATGGCATCCATGCCAAAGAATTCGTACAAGAATTTATTCACTACGATGTCAACAAGAATATGTTCAATATAACCTCTTCAGAGATATCTATTTACAAAATGGATAAGGTATCCGATAAATATGCGAATCTCATCGAACAAAAAGATTTTTATGAACAATATCCTAAAATGCAAAGAAGAGGATTTAAATTTTACGAATCAGATCTTAATCCAGATTTAATGACAGATGACGAAATGATTAATTATTATTTTCGGAGTTCTGACATAATCAAAGTTAGTTGCGATAATGATATGTATAAAATTCATATGAAGATGAATAGAGAGTTTATCATGGATAATAATAAAATATTTTGTATGACACGAACAAGAAGATATGTTGAGAATCCAGTGTTTACAGTAACCGAATTAAAGATAACCAAATATGTTGATACGGATAACACGTGTACATATCGTCATATGAATATGTTTGTGTGCAAATCAAAAACTTGTGCAGTAAAATTATTTTATCCAGAATCAGAACATTACCATTGTGTATATATCACTGACGACGAAAATATATATGATTATTCTAAATCTGAAAATGGAGCCATTTTAATTTTGAATAAATAATAAAAAATCGAAATATATATGTACACATATATATTTCGATAAAATAATTACATATGGACCAAGTATGATTCGAGTGAGACAAAAAATGGAACTATTTTAATCTCAAATTGAAGGATACACCCAAATATATCTTCCAACAAAAATTGAAAAAAAAACTGCCAGCTGACTTTACTTTAACATTAACAGATAACAAACAATGTTATTCGTCCTCTTTCTATTTTTTGCTGGAATCTCTGGCCGCTTTATTCAAATCAATAAAGATGTAACCAATATTACAAACGTAAATCCAGCTGTTTTCATCGATCCAGGATTCGCTAATGCACATTTAAACAATTTGAGTACAACAACAGGTTCGGCAGCTATGACAGCTGATTTTCATACTTGGTTGCTTCTAACATGGGGTATTGATATAACCACCGGAACATACAATCCATTCACAACTGGATATGATTTTAGTTTCTGCAACATATTTCCAACCACATTGATTGATCCAACTGACGTAGTCTTTAGAGATTCACAAAATCCAGGACGTATATTTGGAAATTGGTTCGTATCTTCAAGCGCATGGTTTGTCGCATTCAATACGTCATTTGTTGTAAGTTCGGGGACAAACGCAGGGGCTGTTATCGATAATTTGAGCGCCCTTATATACGGGGACACATACTATTTGAAAGATAATTCAAATTGGAGTTTTGGATTCAATAAAGAAACACAAAGATGTAGAACGGATGTAACTGCTAAATTTTTTTCGAACATGTTTATTGGTGGCGGCGCATTTGGAGGCTTAGATTCAGTCATTAGATTTCAATGTGAAGATACAAGTACAACACCTACAAAATCATGTTTCATGTCAGTCACAAACATGTACACTCGCCGATCTGATGGCACTGTCGATGAAACCAAGCGATCAACCGTGACATGTTAATTTCTCAAAAAATTTGAAAAATTAATTTGTATGTAGTTCTTATTTTTAAAATGGGATCCGTTGAAACTAAATATGATTTGACAATTGTGTCGATGTCTACATCCACACATAATTGGCTAAAACTAGAGAACTATTTTTTCAATGGATTGTTACTATGGATTTACGTGGACATTAATCATTTTGCGTTCAGGGTATGATTTTTTGTTTTACTTTTCTTAAAATAAAAAAAATTGAAAATAAATTGAATAACAATATCTTCAGTAACAAATGATTAATAAAATGATATTGAGCGTTCTATTTGTACTATCAGGTCTCTCTGTGTTAAATTATCAGTCACACTTATGTCGTCTCTTTTATTGTGTTTTTATGTTTCATCCTAATCTTATTGTAGAAAATTTTAGAAGTGCGACCGAAATAGGCTTCCCTTACAACACAGCAAGCCCAAGCGACAATATTTCTGAATTCCACGTTACAAGTAACTATTCATTACCGAAATATTTCAACAATGGAACTGATACAGCCAAATGGATTGACGATCATTATGTTACTGGATTGGTAGTATTAAAAATTCGTAATACAACTAACGCGTCCTTGCTTTATGAAAACTACTATCGAGGTAACAATCGCAGTACTAAAACCATATCATGGAGCACCGGTAAATCATTCGTAAGTACATTAGTAGGAATAGCTGCGCAAGAAGGATTAATAAAATCATTAGATGATAAAGCATCTGATTATGTTCCCAAGCTAATAAATAAACCTTATGGTAACGTTACGATTAAAAATTTGTTACAAATGTCCAGCGGAATACATTTTGATGAAAATTATGATGATCCCTTGTCTGATGTCAATATCATGAGTTACTATGTAGGTTTAGGATTTGATTTTGATAATTTTATTTATGATATGACAAAAATAGAAGATATTGAACAAGGGACTGTTTTAAATTATATATCTTCGGATACTCAAGTTTTAGGGATGGTATTGCAACGCGTTATCAATGATACATTGACGAGTTATTTGGAAGAGAAAATATGGAAGAAAATTGGAACAGAATGTGAATTAAACTGGTTGATGGATAACGATGTGGCTAAAAGAGAGCTATATTTTGGGACGATAAATACGTGTACTCGAGATTATGCAAGATTTGGTTGGTTATATTTCAACAAAGGTAGATCACCGGTAGATGGGACTGTTCTAATTGATGAAAAATGGATCAGGGATGCAACAAACGCTTCTTCTACACATTTGTTACCTGGAAATACGAAATATGATAATTTGGGATATGGATATCAATGGTGGATACCGAATGGAAACGATGGAGAATATGTAGCGATTGGTGTTTATGGCCAATTTATCTATGTTAATCCACGTTATCAAGTCGTCATAGCGATGAATTCAGCTTATCCAAAATATGCATCTGAAGATAAGCCTGATAGTGATGCTATTAATATGTTGAGGATAATTGCACAAAGTGCAGCTAATTATTAAAAATTTGATATTTAGATTCTAATAAAAAATATTTATTGGTTACCAATCTAAATGCAAAAATTCAAATTTGTGCAGCGTTTGTTTGCAGATGAGCTTAATGATGTTGGGATACGTGTAAAATATTATTTGTTGCGTTGTTATTTTGATTTTGTTATCAATAATGGCCTATCATTTATTAATACAGTTGATGATAAGATAAAATACAAAATCGGGTTTGATAAATTCGGGTTCATAGATGAAGATGATTTTGTCAACGTAGATCTTGTGATGCAAGATATTGATTATGATTATAAAAAGATAATACTTGTAGGATATGAAAAATTATTGTTAGAAAATCCATATGATAGTGATATCCGCAATAATATTTATGTGAATCCGGACAGACATGATATATGTGATAAATATGGTGTATGTCTAAAAAAAACATGATAGTATTAGGATTGAGAAACTGATTACTCTTTATCAGTTGGCAAAGTATTATTACAGATTGAAAAATGATGAGGAACGTAGAGGTCACGACGTATTTCCAGATATTTAAGCATTTAATGATAAAAATATATTGAATGTGACGATAATTTGTAATTATTGTGTATATTGATAATTAAATATTTTAGTTATCAATTAATTTTTAATCATTGTGAATGGGATAATTATATTCAAAATAAGATGATTTTTAGTGAGTCAGATAAATCAATATTTTTATTATCACTATAATAGCTATTATGAACAGCAAATGATTATTCATATAGGTGATAAAAAACGTGAACAGCAAGAACCAACCGCTTCTGAATAATAAGGACCGATAAATAGGGATAATGGACGAACATTTTTGTCTCTAAAACGACAACAATATAACAAATATTTGATAATTGAATATACATATTGGACACAGCAATTATGATTATTCCAACTGTTATTTATACATCGAATACGTTTTTTTAAATTTTAGTTGATCGAGATAGTGTTTAGCAAATACTGTTTACGATCAAAAAATAAATAATATAATATAATTATATATGATTAATTTTCTAAAAAAATATTCAACTGTGCCGAACAGTTTCATTGACGACTTTCACAACATAGTTGACGAAAATTATAGTTCACATGAACTAATCATAGATTTTGATGTCGTCACAAAGTGGTTAAAAATAAGAAAAGATAATTTATTACATACGTTAGTAAATAATTTTGCACTAGGGACAGAATATTCGTTAAAAAAAGTTAAAATAAATCAAGAAAATAGTAACAAAACAACAATAAAATCCATTATATTTATCACACCGTTATGTTTTAAAGAATTATGTATGATTAGTAGATCGTCAAAAGCAAGGGAGGTTAGATCTTATTATATCGCATTAGAAGATTTAGTACGAAAGTATCATCATTATATTGAGGAACGGCTCCGAAAAAAAATTGGTTTGTTAGAAACCAATCAAAAACCAAAAGTGAACATTAAAAGTGGAATAATTTATATATTTGAAGCTCTAAATGTAACAGATGATGAATCTGATGATGAATCTGATGATAAGTTATATAAAATCGGGAAAACAAAAGACAAAAATAATAGATTCAATACGTATAATTCTGGAAACGCTAATGATATAGAACCACTATTTATTTTAGAAGTGAATGATATTGATGGGGTAGAAAAATGCATCAAAAATTTGTTGTCTAAACACCAATACAGAAAAAACAAAGAAATTTATAAAATAAATCTCGATTTGATGAAAAAAGCAACTGACATGTGTGACGAATTAGTTGCAGGCTTCGTAAGATATAAAAACAAAATTGGGACGGACGAATTCGAAAAATCTAAAAAAATGATGAGAGAATCCGATTCATTGATAATAAAAATAGTTAAATAAGATTAATCAGTTTGTATTATTTTTTATGTAAAAACAATACAAATTTATTGGCAATCACAAATTATCTTTACCTTTGATATTATATCTGTATCTATTGGTTGTTTATATCCTTTATGTATATTAATTTCGATTATCGATACCGGCAAATCATTAATTGAATGATCAAAAGATTTATCAAATGTTATGTGTGTGACAGAAACAGGAATACAATTTTTAACCGATTGATTAAAGGAGGAACTAAATGTTAGATGCGTAATCGATACTGGCAAATAATTTTCTGACAATATAAGTTGTCGACCACGCAAAATTAAATGTTTTACCGATAGTGGAAAATTATTACGCAAAGGGATCATACTATCTAGTACCGTTAAATGAGTGACAGACGATGGAATATCATCTAATGAATGATTATTTAAATACAACGTCAAATTAGTGACAGACAATGGGATATATTTTAATAATCCGTTAAAACATTGTCCAAATTCCAAATGAGTTACAGATTCGGGAATATTATTTCGTATTTGTCGATTAAATTTTTTGCCAAATGTCAAATGGTTAACAGAATTAGGAATACATTTATCTATCACCTGATTAAATTCCACGCCGAAAATCAAATGTTTTACCGATGGAGGTATACAATCTTCTATCGGCTGATTGAACGACCACCCTAGTTTTAAATATATCAAGTTTCCAGAAAAAGGTAAACAGCCTTTTATGGAATGATTAAAACTAACACCTAATCGTAAATGAGTTATTGACGGTGGTATACATCCATTTATTGGCTGATTGAACATCCAATTGAAATAGAGATGGGTAAGAAAAGGTGGTATCTCATCATTAATAGGTTGATTAAAATTTTCTCCAAAAAATAATTTAGTGACTGAATCCGGTAAGCATCCTTGAATAGGATGATTAAAATTAACGCCAAAGTCCAAAAATGTCACCGATTCAGGTATGCACCCTTTTATTGATTGATTAAATTTTTCTCCAAATTGTACGTGAACAACCGATGAAGGGATACAATCGTTTATCGGTTGATTAAAATCATCCACAAATATTAGATGTGTTACTCCTATTGGAATTTTAGATACCAATGTATCGTCCACCGTGAGATGAATATATTTAGCATATTTCGGCCACTTATGATCAATATTCGTAATAACAATGTTTTCAAAATTATCAAAATAAGGCAATCCACTTATGACATCAACGAGTATTTTTTCGTGATATATAAATTTCCATCTGAATACATTCATCGATTTTGACGTCAGTGAAAACAATATCTTCTCCTTATCGTTTAAAAAACCGGATATATTTAGTATTACGTCACAGATTAACGATTGCATATTATTAATATCATTTATATCAAGATACAGAATTGAATTAATTTATCAATTTTTAATGCTACTACAAAAAAATGATATATGGCGACCATTGGGAGCGACGTTCGATCCTTACACGATATCTTTATATCAATATCTGATAATGATATAAAAATAACATTTAAGAATCGAAACGTCATTCCCGATAACGAACATATCAAGATGATAATGATAGGTCCATTGAAATTAAGAAACATATCATAGTTGTCAACATTTTTTGATAAAAACATGTTAATAATTGAAAAAAAATGAAAAAAAATTATTTAGCAAGATCCATCAATATTAGACATACATCAAACACACACATGAGTTCGTTCAGTTTACAATGTTATCGGTCAAACGAAGAGGCCAAGAATGCAGTGACCGTACATCTCAAAATATATGGTACTACTAACGATTGTAGCGTCATATCTACGACAACTTTTAAGGATCTTTATGAGGCTTTATTAGAGGAGAAATTACTTAAAGGACAAAGAACAAACACATTCTTTTTTGAGCAACAAGGATCTGAAAAAAAGATCGTCGTCACCGTCGAAGAAGATAGACCTCTTTTGAAACCAGAAACAATGATTAGAATATCAATGAGTTCGCGCATTCTGGAACATTGCGATTCAAAAACGATGATTTATTTTATGTATTAAAAAATTTTTAATAAAAATAAAATTATGGTTGCTTTACGATGAATGAAATAGATAGTTCGATAAATAAAATTTTTATTTATCAAGTTTTTCAATATATTTGTCAAAATCTTCAATATGTTTGTTGTATTCTGTGACAACATATTGTTGGACGATTAAAGGCAATCGCAAAAAAAATTTGATTTCGTTATATTTAAGAAAGTCATCATAGAGAACGTCATAGTTAGTTTTTTCAGCGATCTGTTCAACCTCGTATTTTCCAAAGCTACTTCTTATCCAAACAAAAAAATGTATTAGATCATTTTGGTCGTGCAAATTAAAGTATCGGAGTAGTTTGTATCGATTGCCCGGATCGACGCCGTTGAATAAGAACGCTGGCGAATAATCGGAATGGGGCGAAATTTTGGTGTTTCGGAATCTAAAGAGCATTTTAACGTATAATGGTGCGTCATATGCGTAAACTGGATTAAGATCTTTTATTTCACCGTTATTGATCCATATATTTGCAACGTCATCATCTGTAATGTCAGCGAATTTGGTAAGCTCAGATGTATTATCTTCTATCTGGGTTGTTGATATTTTCTTTGGAAACATTGAAATCATGTTGATATATATTTGATATGAAGAGGATCGCAAGCGTTTCAAAAATCAATTTTTAACAATAAAAATTGAAAAACTAAACAATAGTAATACAAATCAATTTAATGATTAGTCAAATGATCCCGTACATATCATTATTTTTCTTTGCGCTATTCGTCATCATAACATCAATTATTCCATATTCGGCGATATCTAGAGTCGATCGCATAAAAATAGATCATGCTTTTTTCTTAGCTGTTAATACATCTAACAAAATAATGTTAAATTCGACGCAGTCTGTTAATGACGCAGATGATCTAATTTCCCAATCATGTACTCTTTGGACGACACCAAACATATCTAGGATTGAATATCTGGCGCCATTATGTACAAAAAATAGTAACTATCATACATATGTGCAAAAAATAGTAAATTACGTTGTGGCACAAATAATTGGATTACTTTGTTTTACGATTGTTTTGACGCATGTGCTTGGAACGAAACGGATCTCTGTAATGATATTGTTATTTGCGCTAGGAATATGTTTCGATGTTGATAGTTTAAAAAATCAAAATACAGTTCATTCATTTAGTGGTGGCAGAATTTTTGATGTCAGCGGTAGTGTATATAATTCTACACAATATCCATACAAATTCGACAATCAATTCGAACTGATCGAATTATTATGTGATACGGCTTACTTTCGCTCAATGACACCGATTAAATTTGATCAATGTTATCCTGTTGATGGCAGTTCATTCAAAGCAATGATCGTAAAATTGTTATCTCTATTTTTCGTTGTATTGTATGTTATCGTTACTATGTATAAAAAATCTTCGGACAAAGATGTAACCAAATCGGAAGAATCATCGGACAAAAACGGGGATATGTCGGAATTGACAAGTTTGACATATATTTATGTCAACAAAGATCTCGCTAGTAAAAGATAGATTATTATCTTTGTGCAATGTGTATGACACTTTATTAAATTATTAAATTGTCATGCAAATCTCCGGCCAATTTTGAATCCTTGGCAGCAACTTTGCACGCAATTGAATCGTCATGCAAATCTCCAGCCAATTTTAAGTCCTTGGCAGCGACTTTGCACGTAACTTCAATTGATCCAATTGAATCGTCATGCAACCCTCCAGCCAATTTTAATTCTTGGCAGCAACTTTGCACATAACTTCAATTAATCCGATTGAATTATCATACAAATCTCCGGCCAATTTTGAATCCTTGGCAGTAACATTGCACGCAATTGAATCGACATGCAAATCTTCAGCCAATTTTAATCCTTGGCAGTAACGTTGCACGCAATTGAATCGACATGCAAATCTCCAGCCAATTTTGAATCCTTGGCGGTAACATTGCACATAACTTCAATTAATTCAATTGAATTGTCATGCAAATCTCCGGCCAATTTTAATCCTCAGCGGTAACATTGCGCATAACTTCAATTGATCCAATTGAATCGACATGCAAATCTTCAGCCAATTTTGAATCCTTGGCAGTAACATTACACGTATCTTCAATTGATCTGATTGAATTGTTATGCAAATCTCCAGCCAATCAAATTTAATTCTTCGATATTTTTGATTCAAAAAAATTGAAAAATAAACAGTCTCGATTAGGTGGCGGAAAACAATCATCAAGATGCTCCTACATAGAACTACACGATCAATAAACAGTGGACATATTTTAAGAAGATATTGTTCGGGTCCTGAGCGTGCTAACGATCTGATTAATAAATCTCCAACGCAAAATGATCACAATATGATAAGCAAAATAAAATGTCCCATTGATGATATCAATAAAACTCTAAAACATATTGATAATAATCAAATCACAATAAGTGAAATAAAAAAAGAAATAAAAGATGCTGTTGATAATATCAATAATAGTTCATATTGGAAAACGTTTTTGATAATCGCAGTAATATATTTTTATAAAAATGATATAAGTTATCAATTAGGACAAATCCAAAATGATATTAATGACCTAAAAAGAAAACAAAAAACATGATAATCAAAAAATTTAATTATCATGGGTCTTAAAAAAATTGATTTAAATATCGACACGAACTACGAACATTCATAAACATTAAAAATGGACACTACACAACGCAGCGAATTTGTACAAATACTGAATAACGATAACATCTTATCAAAAAATTTGATCGAAGAATTTGGCGCTACAATAAAAGATGATTATATTGATCTGTGTCATAAATTTCCACTGTCAGATGCATATAAGGATTTTTTTAGAAATCTTCCAACAGATTATGTTGCAGGAACATCTTGCCAAGAACATTATGATGCATGCATAAATATAATATTTTTATACGAAATAAATGTTCTCAGCATCGAAAAGAGAATAGGCAATTATTATAAAGGCAATGTTTTTCGTAGTGATAATCGTACTTTCCTTTTCAAGTGTACGAAATATAATTGGATTTTTGATTTGATATGTTTTGATGACTTTGAAGGTATCGATTTGGAAGTCTGCAACGTTGTAAATCTACAGACGAATGAAAAAGCAGATATTTCTTGTAGTTTTTTTTATACATCGCCATTGCATGTGCGCAATTTTATGTATCTTTTGTCGTCGCCAAATTTCGAAATATATCGACAGAGAAGATTTAAACATGTAGAATTGTTGCAAAATTTGTTACCGGAAAGAAAAGTCATACAATCCCCATGGCAAAGCGGCTTTTGTAAAGAGTTTGATTTTATTTTGACGATCGATGACAAATTACATGTGATAGTAGATGCTTTAGAATATTGCAATTATCCGATTGGATATTTAGACGCTGAATCAAATAATACTACGTTTGTGCGTATATTTCCAACGTTAAAGCAATTAGGATTGGATTATCAAAAAATCATAAAAGAGAAACGTGAAAAAGAGAAACGAATTTATGACGGGATTGATTTTCAAAAATTAATGAAGGAAAGGGGATCACAAACAAATATTGTGCCGGATTTTGAACGATGTTTTCCGATATACAATGATTCAGTGTTGGATATTGATAATTATAATCAACATTTGAAACATATATCTGTATGTATCCCATATGAACAGATTGAAGATTTTGAGAATGTAAGAGTGCAAATACTAAAAATGTTATCCGAATTTGATTAGATATTAATTTATAAAAAATTGATATTTAATCAACTAATTTATTACTATCTATATCTAAAAATAATAGCATGAAGGAAAAAAAGATGATGATAGGGATAATAATTTGCTTTCCCATTTTAATAATGTTAGCTGGCTATGGGAGATTGTTCATAGTTGATTCGATCAAATATGACATATATACTGGATGTCCTAAAGATATGTCGCTATGCGCTAAAGAAGAAAAACTCAGATTTTATATTAGAGATATGAGTTTTTGCATCGACACAGCAAAAGTTGTAGCGTTATTCTGCATAATTATGATGTCACCTTTGCTATTTTTTGGGATTTATGATGACGATTTGTATGTGAAACGATTGGATAAATTTGATAAGTAAATATTTTATTTATCAAATTGATTTGACGTAGACACCATTAATCTCTTCTTTCAATATATCAACAACATCTTTGCCATTTAAAAATTTAAGTTTGTTTCCATCAATAATTTTTTTATACATAGTTCCAGTTGGAAGACGCATTCTCGCTCCTGGTGGAAGCGCTATTGGAGTTTTTTTAGTAATCTCATGCGGTGCCTCATTTGTATTTGCTTGATAAATTGAGTCCGTTCTGAGATCTTTTACTCTTTCGTCCGAGTTGATTACTTCGATTTGCATAGTAACCAGATCAAAAATAGTGCCATTTGGAATTTGGATCAATGAATTAGGAAATAATATCGGATGATTTCCATTATCGTCAGGTAACCATTTATCGTTGAATATGAATTCTTGTTTATTAAGTGTTGTTGCAACAGGATGATGCTGAACATATACATAACTTGATTCCCAATAAACGCCGGCTACAAAACAAAATAACGCTAACGCAACAATGAGAATAATTGTTAGAAAGATTATTTCGTTAGTGGTCGCTATTCTAATACTAGTTATATAACCAAAGATAGTTAGCAATAGCGAAAAAATAGCCACACATAAGGTGAATCCAATAGAAACGACAATATCGTACATTAGTGTTTTATTGATTAAGATTAATAATGAACGTTCTGGCAATTCATTTTTCATTTTTTATTTGATCGTCAAAGCAAGATTATCAAAAAACTTGTCTCTATTTTTTCGGTTGCGAAATAAATAAATTGTTGTTTCAAAATAATTGAAAGGAGTAGAACTCCAATCATTTTCTTCAAATCGAACAATACACGACATAGTTCCAAATATATAATCAATTTTGAGTTTATAAATTTCGATAATGTCAGGAGATTTGATTTTTTTCTTCGTTTGAATAACAAATGACTCATTTTTACATTTGGATTCTATTTTACCGATAATATAACTTTCATTAAACGCAGAACATATTGGACAATCATCGTCATCTATTTTGAATCGATGTTTACAATTCTGACATACTATTGTCTGTTTATCAACGTGGATGATTTTGAAGTTGTGTATGTTTCTTACTATATTTCCACGTTCGTTATATGTATCGATATATTGATTCATGCATTCTTTTATTACGTTCATTTGTGATAGAATTATACTAAGGAATGTTTAAATTTGATAATTAAAATTGATTATAATCATCAACATTCTATTTCTTAATAAATTTTATACCTCCAGAATCAAAAAAATCACAAATTGCATCATCGTTACAATAACATGCACTTATGATATGAGTCACTGATGGAGGCAAATTACATAATGATTGACCAAATCCACTCTTTAATTCTAAATGAGTAACCGATGATGGTACACAATCTTTTATTGGATGATTAAACCATCTTCCTAATCTCAAATAAAAAACAGAAGTAGGAATGTGATCAATTCGCTGTCTAAAATTATTACCGAATCTAAGATGTGTCACGGTTGATGGAATGCATCCTTCTATTGGTCTATCAAAACTATCGCCAAATGTTAAATGCGTAACCGGTGGAATGCATAATCCGATAGGTTCATCAAAATATTCACAGAACGTTAGATGTGTGACAATTAACGAAATATTATTAGTCGTGCTCGCCAAAAAATGTATTTCTTTAACAGCCTTTGAATATCTATCATAAGCTTTGTACATTTTAATGCGTTCAATATTATCAAAATATGATAACTTTTATATTTTTATAATATCTACTTTCTCGTGATACATAAATTCAAATTTAAAAAGATCCATCAATTTCGATATCATTGTTAGTCTTATTTTTTCTTTATTGGTCAAATGATTGCTTATTATTTTGATTATATCCGAAGGTGCTGATAACATCTTATTGAAAGTCATCATCCAAGATGATTTATTTGCTACAAAAATATCAATTTTTGTGTTGAATAAAAAATTGATATTTATCTTTCCAGGTAGTTCCATTTATAGCTTTCGCATAACAACAATGTCAAAACAAGCTATCCTTGCCAGACTCGAACAAATTCTCTCTACTGCAGATTATAACTTCATGAAGATGCAAAAAGATTCGGATTCGACTGACATGGCGATCGTCTTTATCGAAGGGGAAATTCCAAACTGCAACTTGGCCGGTTTCGTGACTGTAAACGATGATGAGACTTTGACTATCAACGAAAGTGGTGGTCATACGCTGTATTCGTTTTTTAAGTATCTAGGCACCGACCCTAAATTATCTCAATGGCCAAATGTCGGACCGGAAACGAGGCTTGACAAAATACAAGAGTGGGTCGATCTAAACGATTATCTAAATATCACAGAAGTGAAAGAATACTTTAGAAAATCGGGCATCCTATTTGATTCAACCCAGCATAAGATTACATTCATGCAACGGACAAATCAAGAGTTGGAACTTTTATCACGCACAGGTATTTGGAAACTAAATGGCAAGTCTGAAATCCCTCACTATCGATTACTCGAATATCTTGCTGAACGATGAAAATAAATTTTATCTTCATATGTTCAAAAACTTAATAAGCAACTCTTTATCATGAATCATCAACTTGTGACATTCAATTCTCTTTCTATCAGGTTCATTAACGGGGACTTCAATATAGATTCCTTCATGAAAATATTTGTCAACTTGTTCATGATTTATGATGCATTTAATGGTTGATGGTTTGATGAACTTTCTATCAAGTTTCGGAAAAGGTTGTGATGATTTTTTGCATTGCGCTATCGCCAACTCACCCGGTGTCCTCGTTTCATTTCCGTACGCATCTACTAATATTGGTAAAGTGTAAGGATCATTATCTGGTTCGATTTGGTGCATAAAATCGGTCATTGTCATATCATCAATTATCATAGCACTTTCTATTTGGCCGCATCTCTTTATGAATCTGGATTTATTTTTGATATGCGTTGAACTAATCGAAAACGATTTTATGCAATCCAAACGTTTGACAGATCGTGGAACCTTTGTGATTGGATTATTACGCAAATCAAGCGTGCTCATGAAAATAAGTTTTCCAATAGATTTAGGAACTTCTTTGATTTTATTGTCGTGTAAAATCAATTTCCTCAATGAAATAACAAAAAAGGTATCCGGTATTGTCTCAATGCTATTATTCGGCAAAGATAATATTTCCAGTCTCAATCTACAAATTAGATTTGGTATTTCTTTGATTCCCGCACCAGAAACATAAATTTCTTTCAAATTATGCATTTCATGTAACGTTGACCATTCATAGAGCACGCCCCATGAAATCAATATTTTTAATAGTTCATACTGTTCGTCAATATTTCTAAAATGATCCCATATCTTCTTAACGTTATCATTTATTCGCAATGTTATGTCGGTTGCAAGCATAAAAATGACACTGACTTCACAATGATCACATTGTAAATATTGACACAGTAATGATTTTGATTCAACCAAATGATTAACATCAAGATTATGTCTCGTGATTAGATAAAACATTGTATTGCCTCGATTGATATGCAATAGGTGATTATATATTGTTATTTTATTGAGATTTGCGCCACAGGAAAGTAATAATTCTAGCATCTCAACAGAATCGATTGTGCACGCATACTCGACAAGTGTTAAAAAATAGAAACCATTTATCTGGTCATACATTTTGTTTATTGCTGTTTCTGTTAAATAAGGTATCATGTCCATCATAATTTTGACAAAAGGTGCTGCGTTGAAAGTTCTAATATATGTTAATGTTGTCGCATCGCACCATCCAATGATGTAATTGTTTTTTAATAATATTTGGACTTGTCCCATTGATTCGCATTCTAGAAAAAGATTACTTTTTTGTGTTATGATCATCGAAAAATCTGTGACAGATTTGATAATATCATCAAATGTTATTGGAAGATAATGTGCATGTTTTATTGAACGTACGTATTTTGATCCGCCACAAATTTGACGATCGAATCCGCAAAGATCTATTTTTCCGAAATCAAAAACCTGAATAGTTGTCGATAGTGGTACAGGTTCGTCGTGTTTTAATTTTCTAAATCTAAGACCATTGTTTAGTTGGATAACATCAGAGAGATTCATCTTTATGCATGTATAAATCTAATGTAGATTTCAATCGTTTCAAAAATCATTTTTTTTTATGTTTTGGTAATGTGCTGTCAAAAAATATTGACAAGAAATTGAATGTCAAAATATTGTTCTATTCAATACACTGTCAAGAAATTCATGTAAGTTTGCATTGACGAGACTTGAACATGCCAATATTGGTCTATTCAAAGTGATGTCAAGCGATTTGTGGAAGTTTGCATTGATAAGACTTTGAACATTCCAATATTGGTCTATTCAAAGTGATGCGGAGGGATTCGTTGAAGTTTGCGTTGATGAGATTTTGAACGTGTCAATATTGTTCTATTCAATACACTGTCAAGAGATTCATAGAAGTTTGCATTGACGAGACTTTGAACGTGCCAATATTGACCCATTCAAAGTGATGTCAAGGATTTGTGGAAGTTCGCATTGACGAGACTTTGAACGTGCCAATATTGATCCATTCAAAGTGATGTCAAGGATTTGTAGAAGTTTGCATTGACGAGACTTTGAACGTGCCAATATCGGCCATTCAAAGTGATGTCAAGAGATTTGTAGAAGTTTGCATTGACGAGACTTTGAACGTGCCAATATCGGCCATTCAAAGTGATGTGAAAAAATTCATAGAAGTTTGCATTGACGAGACTTTGAACGTGCCAATATTGATCCATTCAAAGTGATGTCAAAAAATTCATAGAAGTTTGCATTGACGAGACTTTGAACGTGCCAATATTGATCCATTCAAAGTGATGCTGAGGGATTCGTTGAAGTTTGCATTGATAAGACTTTGAACGTGCCAATATTGATCCATTCAAAGTGATGCTGAGGGATTCGTTGAAGTTTGCATTGATAAGACTTTGAACGTGCCAATATTGATCCATTCAAAGTAGTGTCAAAAAATTCATAGAAGTTCGCATTGACGAGACTTTGAACGTGCCAATATTGATCCATTCAAAGTGATGTCAAAAAATTCATAGAAGTTTGCATTGACGAGACTTTGAACGTGCCAATATTGTTCTATTCAATACACTGTCAAGAGATTCATAGAAGTTTGTATTGACGAGACTTTGAACATGCCAATATTGATCAATTCAAAGTGATGTCAAGGATTTGTAGAAGTTTGCATTGATAAGACTTTGAACGTGCCAATATTGATCAATTCAAAGTGATGTCAAAAAAATCATAGAAGTTTGCATTGACGAGACTTTGAACGTGCCAATATTGTTCTATTCAATACACTGTCAAGAGATTCATAGAAGTTTGCATTGATAAGACTTTGAACGTGCCAATATTGATCAATTCAAAGTGATGTCGAGGGATTCGTTGAAGTTTGCATTGATGAGACTTTGAACGTCAATATTGTTCCGTTCAAGCGACGTCAAGAGAGAGATTTTGAATATACAAATATTGGTCCATTCAAAGTGATGCCAAGAGATTTGCGGAAGTTTGTATTGATGAGACTTTGAACGTGCTAACATTTGTCCATTCAAAGTGATGCCAAGAGATTTGTCGGAGTTCGCATTGACGAGACTTTGAACGTGCCAATATTGGTCCATTCAATGTGATGTCAATAAGTTTGCATTGGCGAGACTTTGAACGTGCTAATATTTGTCCATTCAAAGTGATGTCAAGAAGTTCGTATTGACGAGACTTTGAAGGTGCCAATATTAGTCCATTCAAAGTGACGTCAAGAGATTCATTGAAGTTTGCGTTGATGAGACTTTGGACATCCAAAGGTTGGTCCATTCAAAATAATGCCAAGAGAGAGGGACTTTGAACGTGATGTCAAGAGATTCATTGAAGTTTGCGTTGATGAGACTTTGGACATCCAAATGTTGGTCCATTCAAAATAATGCCAAGAGAGAGGGACTTTGAACGTGACAACGTTTGCCCATTGAAAGCGACCTCAAGAGATTTGTAAAAGTTTGCGTTGACCATTAAAATATTATCTATTCAACATGCTGTAAAGAAAAAAAATGAAAAAAAAATTGCCAAGCAACCATAATCTTACTAATATGCTATCAAATCAAAGATGTTACCCCTTCTTTTATTATTAGTTCTAAGTTGCTCAGCCGATTTCGCTGATACAACTTGTGAAATGCGAAAATCAAGTTTGGCTGAAATGAGACGAGTTGATTACGCGAAATCGTTAGCATTTGGATATCATAATTGCAACACCACTTTGACCAATTATAACTTGGATGGAACACCAAATTCAACTTTTGTATTCCCTGCAGTTGTAGAAACATTTTATAATGAAACTACTGGATCAATTGATTCAACTTATAATCCAGCTGGTACAGGAGCTATTTGGATCAAGGAATATAGTAATGGCAACGGTGGAGTATGCATAACTATTGAAGGAAATCCATTCTACGTTGAAAGTTATGATATAACAACTGGTGCAAAATCAACAGCAATGAGAGTTATTCCTATGTATGAAAAGACTAAAAATAAAAAATTACGTGCTATTCAATGGTTGCGACCTACTGAATGGGGTGATTCATTGGTTTTAGTTAATTTAGACGAGAATGGTCGATTTGTAAGTTCCATCTTCCAAACGTGCGAGACTATTTGATCAAATATTTTAAATACTTGATCAAATTCGCCATTCTGTTACATATTTTATTGTCAACTCTCTTCTCGCTTTTATTTTTTCTAAGGATCCCGGATAATATCCGCACAATATTAGTTGTGTAACAGTTGCTGGAAGACAATCATCTATTTCTTTATTGAATTCGGCACCAAACTTTAAATGTGTAATAGATTGTGGCAATTTTTTAATTGATTGGTTAAAATCTTTATCAAATATTAAGTGCGTAATCGACGATGGTAAATTTTCGACTGATTGGTTAAAACTTAAACCAAAAGTCAGATGCCTAACCGATGATGGTATTCTGTTATCAATTTTCTTGTTAAAAAAGCATCCAAATTTCAAATGTGTTACAGATGATGGTATAGCATTTTTAATAGAACGATTAAAAGAATTTCCGAACGTTAAAATTGATACATGTGGTAACTTTTTATTTTGGATTTTTTGATCAAAAGGATATCCGAGTTCTAACTGAGTTATATTTTTTGGTAAATGATCAATATCAAAATAATCGTTACAAAGCAATAATTGAGTCACTGAATGCGGTATGGCATCAAGGATTGGATGATCAAAATGCTCTCCGATTCTCAATACTTGGAGTCCTGATGGTAAATGTCCTTTGATGGGATGGTTAAAGCGATCGCCTAGAACTAGATGGATCACTGAATCTGGAATCGAATCATCTATCGGTTGATCAAAATAATAACCCAATGTCAAATGAATTACTGATGACGGTATATTATTTTTAATCGGTTGGTTAAAGCAATAACCGAAAGATAAATATGCCACAGACGTTGGTATACATCTGTTTATTGGTTGATTAAAAAAAGTACCAAAGGCTAAGTGTGTTACTGACGGTGGTATGGGGTTATCAATTGGCGCATTATAGCGATCATCAAAAGTTAAATGTGTTACCATCGATGTAAATATATTTGGCATTCTATCACTAACGGTCACGTATCTTGCATTCTTCGGAAGCATATCATCATAATGTTTCATCATAACGCGCTCAAAGTTATCAAAGTACGATAAGCTCCGAATATCGCTAACGTTCATCTCTTTGCCATACAATAATTTATATTTCAACGAATCCATACCCCATGATGTCATTGTTAAATAAACCTTTTCTCGATCTTTTAACCATTTACAAATCTCTATTCTGACATCTTCGGATACGGATAACATTTTAACATAATTATAATATTATCCGTATCATTATGTTAAATACGTCAATTTTTTCTTATCCAATCTCCGACATATTGAATAACTTCTGGTGCATCTTGAATACTAAGATGACCATTCAAACCTACGTATATTTTCGATTTGTGATTTGGACCATCAATTGATGCAGAATCTGTTGGAACGATAATATGATCCCATGTCGGAACAATATGATAAAATGGAAGATTTTTCTTTAACTCCTGAGTAAAATTACTTTTGTATCCAAGTTCTACTCTAGCGATATGATCAGCAGGCATAAAATAATCAGGCAGCATTGTGCCTCCCAATGGAGATGATATCGTAATGACAGCCGATATATTTTTGGTCCCATATTTTGCAACATAATTCGAAACAGTTAGTCCTCCTTTAGATAATCCTACCAATATAATCTTATCTCGTCCGATTTGCTCTAATAGATTATGCAAGGTCTCTGTGTCTTTTATGACTGATGTGTTGCCAGTAGGCCCTAAGTTTATGGCGATTAGTGATTTTTCAATTCCGATCTCTTTTAACTTTTGAATCATATTTATAAAACACTGCTATGGCCATTACGCCCATGAACAAATATTACGGTTCCACTTTTGCAGGATCTATTTTGATGTATGACTATGGAATCATCATTTCGATATTGATATTTGGTATATAAAAATGGTACGATATGACAAAAGGAAGCGGGTAATGTGATTGCGAAATGACTTAGGAGAGGAACGATGAAAGCTGCTGGCAACATGTTTTGGTATTGTTATCACAACGATGATCTTCGTATTCTTTCGAAAATCCATTTTTATCAACAAAAAATGAAAAAATAAGATACTCAATGATAATGTTAGATATAAATTATAACAATGAACCAGGTATTATTTGGTGACATATTTATAAACATTGAACAATTGCTTCAACCAAAAGATTTGTATGTTCTATCGCAATCGTGCAAAAAATATAACCAAATGATAATAATTAAAAAAAGTATCATATGTGAAATTAATAAACGATTGCGTCATATTTTGGGTAACGAATATGAAAAATTTATCGAATCTATGGTAAATGCAGACGCGGCGATTGTGGGATCGTTTATTACACAATGTTTATTGGGCGAAACGATGAAACATGCTGGGAATACCCATTTCAAATCGAATAATATGAATTATTGTACTTCTGGAACGTGTATTAGAACCGCTCATAATTCAAAAAACTTTCTCAAAAAGAAATAATATCTAATAACGATTAAATATTATTTTTTATCTCTATCAATTTTGCCTTGGCATCTTCTATCCCAATTCGGCCTACCAAAAAATCAAATTTTACATCTTCATAGCTTTTTATATCTGCCAAACCCATTTTATTGATTAATTTATCGATCTCATTTGTTTTGCGTTCATCACGTTTAATAATGATGTTTTTGATGTTTTTAATTGCATCATTTATGTCACCTCCTTTGCCCGTGTATGTTGAATAAATACTATTGATATCTGAATCATCTATTGCAGCGTCGATCCATGATATAGAATCAATTTTTTCTGTTCTGTTGTCTCTAGCGATTTTATTGTTGACACGATCAAGTATGATTTTACAAACAATCTCAGGACCACATTGAAATGACAAATCTATCACATATTGTTCGTACTCAAACAGCTCTCGCGCAAAATCATGATACTGTTTGTCCACGTTTTTTATAATAAGTTTATCCAATGACTTTTTTCTATTTACATGTTCTAAGAATCGCTTACAAACTGTTTCAAATTTTATGTTGCACGAAAATTGTGTAGTATATTTCTTGTAAATTGGCACACCCATCAAAAACACAACAAACGACTTATCGACATTCTCTTTAATGAATTTATCGATCTTCTTAGTCCTCGTTTTCAAAATAATCGAATGTTCAATATCTTTATTTATTTTATCAAATGTTTCTGTCAATGACAATTTATGGCCATATACATATGCACCATACGCTCTATGCTTTCTAGCTTGCTTGATAAATTTTGCGTCGTGTTCATTTACAAGTCCATCCAGCTTTATTTTTCGCCTTATTATCCCAATAACCTCAGACAAATCAGTTTCATACTTTCTTTTGATAACTTCTTCGATAAATGACAAAATATCATCCTCCGGATCAATATCATTCTCTTCTAAATAAACTTGAATATTTTCGCGCATGTCATCTAACAGCGCAAGTTTTTCATCATCAACATTCTTTAAATATTTTTGTTTTCTTTTATCATCGTCATCAACACATTCAAATATCTTGCTCGCCAAATCTTCAATATCATTCACCAAATATTTTGATCCATACACGTGCATAGGAGTAATTTTGCAAAAAAACAAATCAATCTCTATTTCATCCTCCTCAAACGCCAATTTACTCTTCTCTATCTCATCCTTGGTCAACATATACTTTTTTTTAGCGTTGGTCGCTGAAATCATAACTTCGGGATTAGATCGGCAAGGAGGACATATTTCCTTTTGATTACGCAAATTTAAAAGCTCGAAACAATTAATACACCTCATTTAGTCATATATTTTTGTAATAATTTTATATTAATATATGGATCGATCAATTTTTTGTACCAGATAATGTCTTTCTAATTTGCAAAATTAAGTCATAATTATCTGGTATGACAAAACAAAGATGATTTCCAATTCCAGCACGCGAGTTTTCTTTTATTAAAAAATTATTTAACACTTTGATAGTTTCTTCCCCGCTCCATATTCGAACATCAAGATCTAAACTTGTCGTAATAATTTGGGAATCATCTGGCGAATATCGAATATATGTAATTTTATCTGTATGACCAATCAACTGTTTCACAACTTTCCCGCTTGGTAAATCAATTACATTAACGTTTTTATCTGATCCGATCGCCATCATTTTCAGATCATGCGAATAAGCTACCGGATGATCGTCAAATGATTGAAACGTTGTAGCTCCTGCGCACATTCTATAAATATCCATTTGTTTGTATCTGATTCTTTTGACGTTGTATTCACTATCAATCAAAAGCAAGGGAAATTTATTACTAGATTCTTCTTCGTCGATTAATAGAATAATATGCCCATCATGTGTAAAAAATAATTTAGACGTCTCTCCATTCGTCTTAACAAGATGATGAATTTTGACGCTGGTTATAATTGTACCAGTGCCGATGTCATAAATATCAATATTCCGACCATATGTATATGCGCAAAGGCCTGATGATGAAAAACACATCAAAAAACTAAAACCGCCGTAGAGTTCAAATACCGTTTTCTGTGTGGATATTTCTATGATTTTTGGTGTCACCCACGAATCATAGAATATATATTTATCAGTTGTTATTACATTAAATCCAGTATTTAGATCAAAAAATAATTTGACGAGAGATTCATAACCTGGCATATCAATATCACCAGAATATACATCATCCTGTTGTTTACTATTCCACACTGACAATGTCAATCTTTTTCTGTTCAAAACATAATATGTCTGTGCTATGTCACATATGCACAATAATGTATCCTTTGATATTCTTGCAATCAGATCTAGATTCGCCTTGAGCGTAGAACAAATCAAACTTCCATAAACATGTCCATTCCTGGTTGTTTCAAATACCTCAATCAAAAGTTGGAAATATTTACGCGGCATCGAATCTGTTAAATCCGGCTCATAATCCATACCAAAGTATTCATAACATATATGTGATTCTAAGATGTGTCTCCATTTTGACAGGTTACCATAATTGGATACTTTGTTTTTTGTGATAAATTTGACAACATCATAAGCAACATATGCGTTTGGTACGGTGACCGAGATAATATCTAGACCTTTTTTTTTGAAAGCTGCCATTTTTTGAAAATATGGTATCATTTGTAGTTTAGTTGCATCTACTTTGAATTCAATAATGCGATCTTCATCTTCAAAAATCAATTTGATGGACATTTTGTCCATTGATGATATGAATAGGATATATCCTTTTTTTTATCAATTTTTATAAAAAAAATTGATAAAAAAAGGCTCTGGAGGTACAGATATATCCTTATATTTAACAGTATAATATCATGCTTTTACTCTGTTTACTTATCAGTTCAGTCTTATCTGGACAAGTTATATCAACACAATATTGGACCGGCGGCCATTGCGAAATTTGTGGCGCTGACTACGCTTGTAGTAACGGATATGGTAATTGGAACGGCGGAATGCAATTCTTTACTGATCAGGTACCTGTAGGACAGATCGTTACACAAGTGCAAATAGAATTGCTTGGCAAATGGTCATGTGCGTCTAATCCTACTGATATTACTGTAGTATTGCAAGGTACCGAAATTCAAACTGTTTCAAGGTTTGGCGACTGCGCTTGCGGAAATTGCAACGATCCAGCAGTTCTTACTTGGAACAATAACGGCGCATGTTTTCCAAATTATAATTTTGGCGGCGATAATATCTTAACAGTAACAACAAACGGATTAATTTGTCCAAGTTCGACAACTCTTACTATTACATATGGACCAGGAAATCAACAATCATGCTCCAGTGTAGAACCGCAATGTTCCAACGGTTGTGGACCAAACGGTACTTGCGCAGTTGATCAAAACACTCAAACAGCATCATGTGATTGTAATCCTTACACATTTGGATCTGAATGTCAATGCTACATTCCATCATACATGTTATCAACTGATCATCCGCCTGTCTTGGATGTTGCTAGTTCAGGATTCAAAAGTAAAGATACCTTATCACTTTCATTACAAAACTCTATGAAATATTATGATACTCAAATTACATTTAGAAACTCTGTTGACAATACTTGCGACTATGCTGCTCCGTACATTGGAAATATTTGGACTACAACTCCTGACTATGTAAATTGCAGACAAAACATCGAAGGAATTATTCCATGGATTTCTGCGTACCCAACATGCGTCGTTGATAGATCTTTAGTAGGAGATTATTTAGTATTTGAAGGAATTATGATTGTCAATAACAAAGAAAAGGTAGGTGTCTTGGCTAATAACAGACCAATTGATATTGTCAGAACGTTGACCAATAACATTATCTTCCAAATATTATATCCAACTGATATCACAATCACTTCAAACAACGTTACAGTTTATGCAGTTGAGAATGTAGTAGCTGCTATTACCTCGGCGGTGTTCACTGTTGATATAAATGCTGTACCGGGATTGGCGCGCGTTACTCTGTTAACAACTGTGCAATATCCATTCAAGATGATCGAACCAATTGTGCTTGGCGGAGATACTAATCGATTTGCTTTAGCTCACTCACAATTATCTGACCCATCATATGTCTGCGCAGATGACGGTAACTATTGCGCCCAACTTTGGGATATTGTTATTACACCAAATCCAAATGAATGTAATTACAATGGCGATTATATGTTCAACTTTACGTTGGATTGTCAAGCTTCTCAAACTGATTGTCCATTAGACGCTGCTACGAACACTGGTGCGATTTCATTCTCGTTAGAATCAGAAGACTTTTGTCCTCAAATCGTTGAAACTATTGATCTTGCGGGAACACTAAAGTCATATTCTAGTAATACTCATGCAAATCTGAAGTCTAGTTTCATTGTAGACCAGACAGTTTATTTTGAGTTAGAATTGACATCGACTAAGGCAACAATTGTTAATGTTGTGATCAATACTGTTACTGTTGCGATTTGGGATGGTTCTTCCGTATTGTTATTTGATAGCGGCAATACAGCGGAAGGTTCTTCGTTATCTTTGGTTGTTGATGATAATAATAATAATCCAAAAGCATATTTTCAATTGCAACTTGTAGAAGGTTCGTTCCCTGTTGCTGTAGATGGTGCGGAACAGATTGAATTTGTGGTAGACGCATCGGTGACTTTCTTGAATACACAGAAGAGAGCTATTCAGGATCAGACAATTCCTTCATATAAATTGACAGCTACAACTGTTATTTCAAACGATCAGATTCCAGGGAGTAATACTGGTGCAGTGAAGACTTTGGGAATCTTGAGCTTGATTAGCTTATTAATTTCGATTGTCTTCTGATTGATATTGATTTAAAAATTAAATTATTTATTTATTTTTTAAATTGTTGGAAAATCAATCAGAAGGATATAACAGGCCCAATGAAATATTATGTACCACATGATTTTGAAGATCTAATGACACAGATATTTGATAGATAGTTTATTTATCAAATATAGATTTTAATAAATACGTTCACAGACAGCAATAAAGTATAGAGGGTACACATATAATGGAAAAAACTAAAAATTGCGAATGCTATATTCAAGGTAACACTCCTTATGATTTTTCTGGCGCGACTGCAAGGACTCCAGCTGCCGGTCAGTTCGCAAATCCGTTTATGCCAATGGATAGCAACGAAATAGTTGCAGTAGTGACAGCTATAAAACTTACTCCAGAATATATCGCATTTAAAGCGCAAAATCCGGACCGACCAGGAGCTACAAATCCACTCGGCACCGTCTTCTCCTTTGTCACATTACAAGAGCCGCCCAAACAATATGTTAATTCATGGTTACCAGCGCAAGGAACCAAAAGAGTCGCACAAACATTAGTCTATGGATTAGCGACCAACGATTCATATCAATTTCTAACAGATCTCAATTCGGGAAATATTTTTCGCAAAGACAGAGTCAATGTAATACCACCGATCGATTACTTTGCTGATCCGGCAAGTACTATGTCAAATCTGAATCTACTGCTCCAATCTGATCCTCAAGTTCAAGCAGCTTTGCAAAAAAGAGGTTTGAACGCGACCGATATAGGCACTTCGATAAATGTTTTCCCAAACTCATTTGAATCGTTGGTTGATTTAGCAAAAAAACATAAATGTTGCCAAGAATTAATCGATGTTTGCGATGGAGATAGACGATTCTTCTATATGGCGTTTGCAAAGCCATATCCTGTTATTATTGATGGATTGTTGGTGACGATAGATGCTACTAATCAAACTGTCTTCAAAGTTATTGACGAATTTGTTGTGCCATTACCTGTATCGGTACCAGATCCAGTTGCTAGCGGAAAAATATCCCATCCGCCGATGAATCCTATCAATATAACACAACCTGCAGGTCCAAATTATACAGTTTTGAACAATGAAATCACGTGGGATAATTGGAAACTAAAATATTCATGGCATCCAAGAACCGGTATCCAGTTATACAACATCAAGTATACAGATAATGGAGGTGTAAGTTATCGTGATATCATTTATAAATTATCAATCGATGAAAGTGGAGTGCACTACAACGTACAGAAACCTATCATCGCGCGAGGATTTGTATCAAATGATTCGGATGTCTATCCATTACTTGCTAGAGTTAGAGAAATGATCCCAGGTCTTGACGCTCCTTCTTATGCTACATTTGTAAACGTGCCTATTTCCGGTCCGGATGGTAACGTTACTACTCTCAAGAATGCGTTTGCTATTTACGAACAGTTAGGCAAGATATCATACCGATCAAAAAACTTTGGTGGATGCAGTGGAAATCCAAATTGCATCGATTTCCCTGATATCGGGGTCTGTTTAGGTGATCAATTCATTTGCAGTGACTCTGGATCTGTTGATCAAGAACTTGTTATCAGATTCTATTTTTCTGGAATTTTATATTTATGGACGTATACGTACGTTTTTAGTCCAAGTGGGGCTATCCGAGTTGATATTGACGTTTCAGCGCGTGTTTTTTCATATATTAATCAACAACCATCATCATGGGGACAACTCATCACCAAAAATAGATTAGCATTCAATCACACACATTATTGGAATATTCGTGCGGATTTTAGAGTCGATGGTGAAAATAATACAGTTGTAGAAAGTAACCAATACAAAATAGAAGATGAATGTGGTTCTTCCGGTGGCTGTTCAAACAGTTGTGGACAAGCAATTCGATACAAAGAAAAACATCTTGAGACAGAAATGGATGCCGTTAGAAATCATAATGTTGAAACTAATCGAAAATGGACTGTCATTAATCCAAACAAACAAAACAGATTAGGATATGATGTTGGATATGAAATTCTTCCGTTACTAAATCTAAATAGGTCGTTAGCAAGCGACGAATCATGGGTGCATAAACATTTTTCGTTCATTAAAAATACTCTTCATGTTACTAAATATCATGATGAAGAACAATTTGCTGCAGGTAACTTTCCTATTATGGCATGTGAAGATATTGGATTAGGAAAATACATTCAGGATGATGAAAATATTGAGAATAAGGATGTTGTCGTATGGTACACTGTTATTTATTCCCATGCCCCACATTCGGAAGATCAACCAATGGTGCCCACTAAAAGTGCGTCGTTGTTGTTCACACCAGAAAATTTTTTTGAAGTAAATCCATTGTATGGACTAAAACGGTTGATAGGTCATTAATAAAATTATTTTGATTAAAGTAATTTTATTATCTATGTTGCACGTTTGGCTGTTACTTTTTAGGGCCTTATAAAAGATGTCTAGATATCAATTCTAAGAGTAATATATGTTTCAACAATCAAAAAAATTGATTGTTAAAATATGTGCATTTTTGACCACATCTGAGACGATTTATTATCTTCAAATGAACCAATAATTTGATAAATAAATATTTTTAGTTGTCAAATTGATTTATGGGAGTGATTAAGAATGTGCTTGTTTGAAAAGATCTTATTTGCGCAACCATCCAAATATCTCCTACATAAATTTTAATAATTGGAACGTGGTGAAATATGTCTGCTATCTTATCCAATGAATTCACCCAAGAAACAGGACAGATAAAATTTTGATAATTTCCAATAACATCGGTACCAATAGAATGCATCTCAATTCTATCATCATAAATAACAAAAATTCCTCTATCACTTGACAGCGTACTACGCATGTTTTCGCAAAAAACTTTAAACATTGTACTACCAATAGAGATCTGTTTAGTAAAAATTATCTCATCAATGTCATAATGAATGTGTTCATTATCAAAAGTTTTTATCTTTCGTTCCACCGATGAAAATACACGAATGTCATTTCGTTGAACAGATAATAATATATTTTCACTAGAATAATTTAGTGCGTTGGTCATATCATTCACATCAAAAACAAAATGATCTGTTGATTCAAAAGTCGAGGGGTTGTAAAAAAAATCAAAATCGATAAATGTTTTGATCTTAATCAGGTCAGTATTCGTACTTTCAAGCACGCAACAAACGCTATCAATATATATTCCACATGTAAATTTATCAACTATCTTATGTGTTTCTATTATTTCTTTGAATAGTGTACAATTATCGCCTTGAATTTGGACAAAAATACCAAAATACGTTTCCAATCGCAATGTGTAACTATTAATGTAGTATATGCGATTATTTTTAACCCAAAATCGTTTGTCTATTTTAGTATGCACAAATGATCGCATTGAATTATCTCTGCATATGTATCTAATTATATTCATTTCACCATTTGCGCGACATAAAATCAGAAAATACGTGAACAACAAACGGCGTAAATCTAATGGTAAATTTGATATTCTCTTTTGTAACATTGTCTTCATTTTATTGATAAAACATTGAATTAAGATTTTAAATTCTAAAATGATCAATTTTATTGGTAATGTATCAAAAATTGAAATATTTAATGTATCACAATTAGCCTAAATAGTAATCAAATATGACTAAATTTACATTATTGTTATTTAGTTCTCAAAAATAAATATTAATTCATTTTTGAGATCATACGATTTTAACGTCAGAAAAATCATTCATCAAATCCGACATATCATATTGTAGACTAACATTTTTGAAAACTGCGACTAAGTCATCAATTTCTTTATTACCTAACATTAGTTTTTCGCTACATCGTGAAAAAATATCATTGTAATGACTAACTAATCTATCATCAATAGGATTTGTTGATATGACGTCACCTAGATTTATTAGTACCTTCTCAATTGGAATAGTTAAATGTGTTTTAGTTATTGAGTCATCGAAGTATAGTGATAGCCATTTGCTCGTTAGTTTGAATAATAACGTGATATTGTTACGAACGATTGTTGGCAAATAATAATTTCTTGTTGATTCGCAAAAAGTGATAATTCTTAAAGCGATAGATAGATCCATAGATATATTATTCAAATTGGGTTTTTGTTATGTCAAGATAAATTTTTATTCAATTTTTTATGTATGTACTTTTTGGACAATTCTTGATAATAACTTTGTGTATGATTTTGATTATCTATTGAGTTAATATGCAAATCTCTAGCGAATTACAATTCTTCGCAGCAAAATTGCATGTAACTTTAACGTTCTATTGAATCTCCAGCAAATTACAATCCTTCAATGTTCTATTGAATCTACATGCAAATTACAATTCTTCGCGACAAAGTTGCATGTAATTTTAATGATCTATTGAATCTACATGCAAATCTCCAGCAAATTACAATTCTTCGCAGCAAAATCGCATGCAACTTTAACGTTCTATTGAATTTACATGCAAATCTCTGGCGAATTACGATTCTTTGTAACAAAATTGCATGTGACTTCAATGTTCTATTGAATCTACATGCAAATTACAATTCTTCGCAGCAAAATTGCATATGATTTCAATGTTCTATTGAATTTACATGCAAATCTTCTGCGAATTACAATTCTTCGCAGCAAAATTGCATGTAACTTTAATGTTCTATTGAATCTACATGCAAATCCCCAGCAAATTACGATTCTTCGCAGCAAAATTGCGTGTAACTTCAATGATCTATGGAAATATACGTGATTTTGCTGCAAAGGATTGTATTTACCAGAGATTTGCATGTCATATTCAATAAGTCACCAAAATTCGAACGCAATATTGCTACAAGGACCGTATTTGCTAGAGATTTGTACGTCAATGTTCGATAATAAAAAAATGAAAAACTAACAGCAAAAAAACACGCTAATATAGCATAACTATAACAAATGGAACAAGTATTATTCGGAGACGTATTTGCAAATATAGAACCGTATCTTTTTCCAATAGATTTACACAATCTCTTATTATCCTGTAAAAGATACAATAAAATGATATCAATAAATGATATCAAAAAAAATGCAATAATTGGAATAAAGAAATTATTGAGAGAAAATTTAGATGATAATTATGATGAATTTGTAGAAGTAATGCAAAAAACTGGCGCGACTATAGTCGGAAACTTTATTACACAATATTTATGTGGTGACATACTAGATTATGTAAATATTTTGATAAAGAATAACGACAACATGATCGTCGAATTTATGGTAAATAAAAAATATTCGGGAAGGCAAGGTATTGGTACGTTTATTAATAATTGGCGTCAACAAACTCGTATGACTACGATGCAATACTTTATCAAAAACATAGAATTAAATATATGTTCGTTAAGTGAATCTATTAGTAATGAAACATTTGTTCATAATTATATTGGATACGCGGGTAACAAAAACACATATAAATTTGCGACAAACGAGTTACATATAAATAGAATTGAAGAGATTTTTGCTAAAGTCACAACAATATCGACATCTAAACCATTATCTTTGTTATCTCGTAGTTTTGCTGAGTTTCACGAACGAGGATTCCGATTTTATTTTCCAGATAATCCTACAAAATTGATAACTAACGACGAAATATTTCACTCGTATTTTAATATTATGAAAGTTAAGGAAAAGAATTACCGTGAGCAGATTAATGGAAGATTTGTAATTGAAAATAATTCTATTTGCACCATCGATGCCCATTCTAACGTGTTTGATATCATTGATGTATCGTTTTATGAGGAACAGGATGAAACATATACAAGTTTGTACATACAAAAATGTGCATTTCCACAAAAAAAGTGTGTCATACAAACATTGTTTCCAAAAATGAATCATTATCATGGGAGATACGTATCAAACAACATCTTTGATGATGATATCGATAAGGGGGTAATTTTGTTAATAGAGAATGAATAGATATTGACAAATAAAAATTTTAGTTGTAGATGATCAAAAAATTAATAACTATTGAGATCTATTATCGTATGTTTACAAAACTAATTCGACCAATAAGATCAAAAAAGTTATATTTAAATCTTCCAAAAAGTGATACAAGTTTGCGCAAAATCATAACTAAAATAAAAGAGTTTATCAATCCAACTGAATGTAGATTTAGAACTCCGGTAACTAAATTAGAAAAGAATATTGGTATTTGTGCATTGTGCGCTTCTGTGCCGAGTTACTCAGTTTATGAAATTGCGGAACCTATTATTGCCGCGACATTTGTGACGGCAATTTGTGGTAGTGTTTTTATGATAGGATATATTGCTGTCGAGTTGACGACTATTTGATAACCAAAAAAGATTTGTTTATCAAAAAAAATGAAATTGTATCTCTCTGTAACCTATTTCATAATCAAAATATCAACAGAATGGTAGACTTCCTTGCATGCATAGACATAACATCCTTAATATTGCAAAGATCGGCCAACAAAGACATAATATCGTTATCTGAAACTTCGAAAGCGATGGATAAGCTAAAATATATGATTTCTTTTTATGGTCTCGTTCGCGTTGCTAAAATAATAAATCTGAAATATCGTGAAAATTTCAAAAAAGTTTTAATAACAGATGAAACTAAATGGGTACCAAAGCATACCGATATCGTTTTTTTTTCACTCGTTACCGTTCCTAAATCTAACGAAGATTCAAAATTCATTCTTTCGAATGTTACTCATATGGCAATTATGTGCAATGCGATAATACGAACCAGAAAGTCAACGTTCAGTCGCTTGACTCATTTAACGTTTGGCAAATGTTTTAATAAATCTATTGCCGGAATAGCGCTACCATGTTTAACTCATTTGAAATTTAACGACGAATTTAATCAGCCGATACAGAATAGTATTCCTATGACGGTGGTTCATTTAGTGTTTGGTACTAATTTTAATCAATCGATAGACGGTTGCATTCCACCAAATGTCACATTTCTCAAGTTCGGTGATCGTTTTAATTTTCCGATTGATCGCAATATTCCGCCGTCTGTAAATTACTTATTATTTGGGTATGATTTTAATAAATCGATCAAAGATAACATACCAGATGGAGTGAAACAATTGATATTTGGTGATGATTTTAACCAATCAATAGATAAATGCATTCCTGATTCCGTTATTGACCTAAGATTTGGTAGATATTTCAATCAACCGATCAAAGGAAATATTCCTTCATTTGTAACCGTATTGATATTTGGAGATTACTTTAACCAACCTATTGACGGAAGTATCCCAGCAACCGTAACACATTTAGCATTTGGTATACCATCTGATTTATATCATGAAGATCCACAATTACAACCCCCGCTACGAATATCTGTAGCTTCGAGATTTAAGCAAGTGCTCAAAGGTAATATTCCGTCATCCGTAACGAACCTAAAATTTGGGGACCAATTTAATAATTCGATCAAAGGCGTTATACCTAATTCGGTGATCAATCTAACTTTTGGATATTATTTCAATAAATCTATTAGAAAATACATACCACAATCTGTAACTTGTCTAAAACTTGGACATCAATTCAACAAAAATTTTGGGTACGATATTCCGCATTCAGTTAAGACATTGATATTCGGCGCATGTTTTAACCAAGATTTATTTTGTAATATACCAAATGTAACACATTTAACAGTCGGTGAATCATTTAATAAACCATTATCAGGATGTAGAGTATCACATCTAACACTAAATGTTGGTGCTGATTTTATTCCCGCAGATATGTTACCATTATCTGTAAGAGAATTAACATTCGGAAAATATTTTAACCAGTATGTATTTGGCATAATCCCACCGTTTGTTACCCACTTGACATTCGGTGATAACTACAATAAATGCATAAATGGAGCAATTCCGCCATATGTTACCCACTTAACATTTGGTCATTCGTTCAATCAAGAAATCGTTTTTTTAGAATCCATCACTCATTTAACTTTAGGATCCGGTTTTTGTAAGACAAACGAAATACCAAAAACAGTAAAAATGATAAAATATTTGGAATAAAATTTTGTTGATAAGATCATTGATAAGATCATTGTCAATAAAATTGAAAATTTAATTACCACGACCTATCTTACTTTGATACGAGCAAAATGGAGAAATACTTTTTGTCTTTGGATGTTTCTACTTCAATAACTATTTTTTTGCAAAACAAAGAAATAATTGCGTTGACAGCTACATGTACTAAAATTAATCAATTGAAATATAAGATAATACGTCATGGAGGTATTGATTTGTCGAAGGTTGGAAGATTATCGCGTACAGAAAATGGATTAAGATATGGATGTCGTTCTGATGCCGAATATCGGTTGATAGAATCTTTTGGAGTTACTCATCTATCATACAATTATGGTTTTAACGAACGAATAACACAAATCATTCCTTCAACTATAACACATGTGACCTTCAATGACCATTTTAATCAATCAATTGTAAGAATCATACCATCTTCCGTGATTCATTTAGAGTTTGGACATTTGTTTAACCAGCCTATTAAAAATAGTATTCCTAATGGAATAACACATTTAAGATTCGGAGATTGGTTTGATCAATCAATTAAAAAAAACATACCTAAAAGCGTAACTCATTTAAAATTTGGAAGGTATTTTGATCAACCGATACAAAATCACATTCCTTCCGTGACACATTTAACGGTTGGTACACGATTTAATCAGTCGATAAGATATTGTCCAGTAACACATCTTTCGATCATCTTAAACGTCGAACATATAACTTCTTATGATTTATCATCCCCATTGGCATTTAAAAAACGCGCGAGCAAATTTTATGGATCGTTAAAGTATTGTAAAACTATAAAACACGTTACATTGGATGTAGAATATTGTGGTGAAGATTATGATAAGGTGATGAAAATTATCAAATTATTCATTGGTCACATTAAAAATAATCTTATACCTTCAATTTCAAAATTGACATTTGAAAGAAACATATCGATGCCATTAGGAAGTAGGGGCAGCTTGTATGATGAGGAATTTGACCAAGCCTTAGAAAATATACCAAGTTATGTTGAAGAGATCGTATTATCAAGCGGTTTTTTTCGCGCACGTGGAAGTTCAAAAGAACGTATTACATATTTACGGTGATATATTGATCAAAATAAAATTGATTTATAAATCGCTACATTAGTTTATATTATAAATCATGACTAGAATGTTAAAATTGAAGAAAAGACTGTTAGTTTCTCTATGTGACTTTTTGAGTGACAAAGAAAAGATGACTATTTTGGCATCCAACTGGCAGATGTTCACAGAATCGCCAGACATATTATTTACACAGCCAACTAATATTTCTGAAATGTTACATCTGCCAATTGCATTCTATAATAATTTTACAAACGTAATAATAAACGTAGACATATCAATATTTCCACAAAATTCTACACATATAACATGTAGATATATATTTGCTCATGCGATTCGTTATACGTATAATGTAAAATTTATCGATCACGATAATGATAATAACGAAAAAATAGTCATAAATTTTATAGAACCAGTTAGGAAAACAAAATTTGATCAACTAAATGTGACTCGATATGTGACTTATTGTGGTAAGATAGATAGATTTGATCATTTAAACCCAGGGATATCGTTGCATACAATTGCAGAATTCTACGTTGCACATGACGATTTAGATAGATTTCGAAAGATTCCAAGAAATGACGTAGGCATATATAATCATAAATATTTAGTTTATGCACAACTAATGCGGCCGGTACCACTAAAGATATTTTCATTTATTTTGAACGACAAGAGAACTAAAGCATATAGCGCGCAGTTTATAGAATATTTGATGTGCATGATAGAACTAGGGATGCCATTTGAGATACGGCAAATGATTATAAAGATTCATGCAGAAATGTTTTGGGATAGAATTTATGACAAGATTGTTGATGAATAAAAAATTTAGTCATCAACAAAAAAAATTGAAAAAAATACGGCTAGGAAGGTCATTATATAATATATATCATCAAAAATGTTAGTATTGCTAGTATTGCTAATTGCTGTTCAATCTGCACCTTGTGGTGTCGAAAGAACCAAAGAAGTAGGATTTTTGGGGATTACCTTTTGTTCATCGGTAACAAATAAAGCTGACTGTCTTTTAACAAATTTTCTTGATTGGAATAACGGCAACGTCTTTCCATGTAATTGGGTTTCCGGTGCATGCACAACTGGAAGCACAACTTGTAAACCATCCTGTTTCATGAATGGTCGAACGAGTGGCTCTGCATGTACAAATCCAAGTGATCCATCTAGTTGTTACAGTAATAAATATACTGGAGGTTTTGGTAATTCACAAATGTGTTATTTTAAGCAAGATTTAACGTGTGGTAGTCAAGCCTGCGATTTTTCTTGCCCCGGATATAATACATTGTTTAACAGTTGCGGCTTAGTAACTTCACAATATGCATGTGAAAGATATACGCTTCACGGTAATTTGAATGGAGATGTACGTTGTGCGTGGGATATCGGAACGTCAACGTGTGTTGCTGGCAATGTATGTATCAAAATTTGTAACGGTATCTATCCAACTACTTCATGCACTAGTCTTTACAATGTCCCTTGTGGATCGTATTTTCAAACAGTCGGAACTTTGAAATATGATTGCACAGCGAATGTTACGCTTAATGGATATTGTACTACAGCAACTAGCAATCAATGCTACTATCCCGGTCATCCAACCTGTTCAGGTACATATACAGGAAATGGAGCAGTATGCAGCAGTTTTACTACTGAATCGACGTGTAATTCGAAATATATGTGGGATCTTGTTGTATCTGGTGGAACTTATCGAAAATGTAAATATTTCGATAATAGTGCCGGAACTGGTACCCCTGGATGTATGCCCGATAGACCTTGTGCACCTTAAAAATGTTTTATCATAATAATATTTATTATGATAAAAAATTGATATAAACAGTCTCATTAATGATCATCTTAACTAGAAATAAATATTATGAATCTACCGAATGAAATCGTTTATCGATGGATCAACAAAAATAATTCAGTCGTTTGCAAACTATGGTATAATATTTGGTGCACCAAACCAATGGCTGTAAAATTATGGCACGGACAATATCATCATGCTAAACCGGCAACACTGGATACGCTTTCTAAGTTTAAAAATCTGATAGAACTTGATTTAGGTATATCATCAAACATTACAATAGGATCGCTTACGACGTTACGGACATTAATTTTAGGCATGAATAAGTACGTTACAGATAAAATGGTACGTAAATTGACAAATTTATCATCATTATCATTGCAACAAAATACTAAAATAAATGGCACATCGTTAAAATATTTGTCAAATATTACAGAGTTAGATTTAAAACGTAATAATATTATCACAGACGATTCACTAAAATATTTGAAGAATATCACAAAATTAGATATAAGTTACAGTCGTCTCATCAACGGTGATTCGTTTAAACATCTTACAAAAATAAATTATTTGAAACTTGCGTTCAATAAACAAATATTGGACTGTTCTATCAAATATCTAACAAATGTGACACATTTATATGTTTCTAATTGTAAATCCATAACAGATCAATCAATTAAATATCTAACAAACATTGTTGAGTTAAGCATTAATGAGTCACGTTACATAACATACGAGTCATTAAAATATTTAATAAACTTAACGAGCATATATTTACGTGCCAGCAAAATTAATAATAGTGATATTGCCAAAATGACAAAATTAAAATCATTGACAGTGTTCGGCGGATCGTTTGTTACAGGAGCAACAATAAGACAACTAAAAAATTTAGAAACTTTACTTTTGTGCGATTCTGAAGTGACAAACGAGGATATATGCGAACTTACAAATTTGAAAGATCTATGTTTGGAAGATTGTTATCATGCAAGCGAAGACATTATTAGAGAAAAGCTTTCAAAACTAGAAAAAATTGATATATTTTGAGGAAATTTGATAATTAAAAAATTTAGTTATCAAAATTGATTAAATGATATGTTTAACACAATCTAAAATAGCTGGATTATTTTGATTTGCAAGCGCATTTCGACTATATTCTCCAAATTCACAACCATTATCTATCGCAAATTTTAACATCTCGATATAACCTTGTTTGATAGCATAACAGCAAACTAGTTCGCTCCAAGGACAAATTTCGGTCTCTTCTGATTTTATTTTATATTTATTTCTGTCAAACCCTCGTAACCATTTCAACACATCCAAATGACAATTTTCAGCAGCGTTAATGCAAGCTCGTATATCCCATTCACATCCTTGCGATTTACACCATATGATAATATGAAGATGTCCGGATCGTGCTGCGTTGTCAATTACACCGCTATGTAATTTGCTGCCATATGCGCAAAGAGTTTGCAGAAGATCTAATTCACCCAGATACGCAGCTGCCGCACAATATCCATCAGCAGAACATCCCCATTCTAACAACAATTTTAAGATGAAGCAAGACCAACTTTTTATATATTTTGTTGTCGAAAAAGTACCATGTATCACATATTCATTCATCGGACATCCCAAATTCCGCAAGAATATGATCATCTGGATATTCCTTCCCAAGGCTGCTGCATAAAATACTTTTTCATTGAGGATTAGTAAATTATGACGATAAAGAAATTGTAAGCATTCCATGTTTCCTCCACGTGCGACATTCAACGATATGTGTGATTTGGATAGAAAATGATTATTTTCGTAAAGCCATTCCAATATATGTAAATGTTTTATGAATGCGGCATCCGAAAACGTCCCTTCATTTTTTTCGTAAATAAATTTTACAAGATCAAGATTACCAGAGCATATGGCTTCATCAATGATGCCACACACGCGCATGTTATCAGGATATACTGAATAAATATATTTGACAATATCAAAGTGACCATTGCGTATAGCGAGGCATGGATCAACATGCATTCGCATATGAACAACAAGAAATTGCAAAATATCCATACGTGCATAACCAGCTGCATAATAAGTAGCTTTGTTCGATATAGGAAAATTATGTTTGACTAACCACAACAACGCATCGAACTGTCCTGCTTTGATGGCAGAAACGGTGACTGAAAAATAGTATCCACAATAGTTTTGAAACATCCATTCCAAAATTTTAATATTTCCTGTCATTGCTGCGCCGATCATTACACATTCGGTGTTGCTGTTGGTATTGAAACCGGTGGGATTTATTCGCAATAGTTTTTGAATTATTGTAAAATTATCTTGCTTGGCAAGGTATTTATAAATCCTTGGAAATTGGTACAGACTTTTGTTTTCCATTATGATATATTTATCTGGGACATCGTATCCATCATATAATAATTCAAGTGTAAACTTATAAAGCGGATAAAAAAATAAATCACCCATACCATTATGAAAAAAGTTTGCATCGTTCATCATTTTTTGAAAATCAATTTCTACTTGAGGCATGTGAATAGATAATTTGTTTGCGAGTTTGTTGATGCGAACAAACGATCGCTTGTCAGATATTGGAAGAAGATGAAAGATGAGATATTGTATGTCTGTGTTCAACATGATAATGACATCTTTTGTGATCATATCACTATGGCGTTTGAATATTCAATTATTTTTTCATGTCAGTTATATTGAATAATCAAATATTTGATATTCAAAATTGGACAATCTCGCCGGTAATATTGAATGATCAAATATTAGCCCGTTCAAATCTCCAGGCAATATTTTCTCTTGCCAGCGACATTGAATGATCAAATATCAGGACATTCAATCATCTCTCTTACCAGCAACATTAAATAATAAAATATCGGCACATTCAAATCTCCAGGTAATTCTTTCTCTTGCCGGTAACATTGAACGATCAAATATTAGCGCGCTCAAATCCCCAGGCAATGCTTTCTCTTGCCAGCAACGTTGAATCACCAAAAAATTGAAACAATAACTGTCATATCAAATATCCTGACTCAAATTAATCAAATGACAACCATAATAAATATATCTGGAAAAATATTCAAAGTATCAACAGAAATCATACGTCGTTCGCAATTATTCGACACAATGATGACAGATTGTAACATTGAAGGAGAAATAATTATCGATCGCTCAGTAAAATTATTTAAGCATATGTACGCTTTTTTATTAGATCCAAATTATCCCTATCCCAAAAAATATTATTCTGAACTCGATTATTATTTAGTATCATACGATAAAGAATCTTTGTATGATCCAAATGCAAAAATATTGGAAGATTTAAAAATAATTAAGGCTGATATCAAACAAATCAATAGAAATATTATGACAGTGGAAGAAGGTATCAAAAACATGAGAAGAAATTTTGTGACAATAGAAGAAAATATTGAAGCAATAAAAGATGAAGTTGAACTAAGTGATCGAATATGTAAAGAATACTATTGCGAATCCAAATGTATACGAGGTAAATCAACATGTAGAGTTCATACTTTTTAACACCAGTCAAAAAATACTATCCAATAAAATTGGTAACCAAAACATTTAGTCGCAAATAATAGCAAAAAAACATCTGATACATATATATCATGTTGCCGATATATGAAGACGTAATTTTGAAAATCACAGAACAGATGACCGATAAGGACAAAATCAGATTCACTGCTACGTCAAAAACGATGGACAAGTTAAAGTACAAGTTGATATATACAGAACTGGTTCATATCCGGAAGATAGAACATTTGCCATATCTTCATAATTTTGAACATATTCAAATATTATTGGGATATATTGGATGGCCAAATAATAAAAATGTGCGGATGGAATCTATCGGCCTCAAAATCTTAAAACATACAAAATATGTGCATTATATATTGCATCCTGGCGCAGAAGAACAATTTTTTGATAGATTTAGCGGCAAAAAAAATCCATATGCGAATATGATAACACATCTAACTTTTCAAGATACATTCGATTCACCTATTCAAATAACTATCCCTTCATCTGTGATTCATTTAAAATTTGGTGCTAGTTTCAATAAGTCAATCATAGGACTCTTGCCATCATCAATAACGCACCTCACATTTGGCTTTCGTTTTAATCAACCAATCAATAATCATGTAGTATTCTACGATCATAATGATAAACCTGTAAGTCGATCGACGATAGATGCCAATACTCATTTACCGCTGGATAATTATTTAAGAAAGGTAACCCATAATAGCATCCCATCATCTGTCACTCACTTAACATTTGGTTATTATTTTAATCAATCGATCCAAAATAATATTCCGCCATCTGTTATTCACTTGACATTCGGTGATTGTTTTAACCAATCGATCCAAAATAATATTCCGCCATCTGTTACTCATTTGACATTTGGTGATTGTTTCGATCAACCGATCCAAAATAATATTCCGTCATCTGTCGCTCACTTAACATTTGGCGAAAAATTCAATCAGTCAATTCAAAATAATATTCCCCCATCTGTAACGCAATTAACATTTGGAGATTATTTTGACATGCCTATTAAAAACAATCTCCCACCGTATCTTACCCATTTGGCTTTTGGCAGATATTTTGATAAATCAATCAAAGATAGCATACCAAAATCTGTAACCCATTTAACGTTCGGTCATAATTTCAATGAATCTATCAAAAATAATATCCCCGCATCGGTAATATATTTGGAATTCGGAGATTTATTTGATAGATTGATAAAAGGTAATATTCCAAAACATGTGACGCATTTAATATTTGGAAGAAATTTTAACAAATCGATCAAGAATGCTTTGCCACCAACGATTACACATCTAATATTTGGTGACATGTTCGATAAGCCAATTGCAAGTAACATACCACAATCAGTCACGCATTTAACATTCGGCGATATGTTCAATCGTTCAATCAAAAATGCTATCCCAGTAGGAGTAACACATTTGACATTTGGTAGAAATTTTAACAAACCGATCAAGAATTTTCTGCCATCAACAATTACGCATTTAGTATTCGGAGACATGTTTGATCAAAAAATTAAAGATTATATTCCCATGACAGTAACACATTTGACATTTGGATTTAACTTTCAACAATCGATAAATAAAATTCCAGCATCCATTGAACAAATAAATTTAAGCAAAAATTATAGCCACAAGATTATACGTCGTGTTTTGAAGAATGTGAAATGGGATAATTATTGACATTTTCATAAGTAACGAGAAAAATATTTGATAAATAAACATCTTTAGTTGTCAAATAATTCATTTTGGTATCTCTTCAAATTTAGAAGCTCCTGGATCAAAAAACTTTCACAACCTGGCATATTCCTTGATGATTTTTGCAATCTCTAAAACTAAATAAGATAGCGATCGCACATTTTTTGTATAAAATTGATTATTGAAACGTCAATGAATTATACATTGATGAGGAACAAAAAAATGCTAGCCTTTTGCGATGATATCATACTAAAAATAGGAGAGGACTTGTCGGATAAAGGAAAAATATTACTCTCGGCAACTTGTAGTTCATTGAATAGATTAAAATTTAAATTCATATACCACGATGAAATAAATATTTACGAAATCGAAAATCTACCATATTTCGATAATTTTAAATTTGTAAGAACATCGTGGAACCCTGTCAAATATCCAAAAAATGTTACCCATTTATCATATGGCTTTCAATTTAACGAAAAAATTAAAAGTAGATTACCTTCAACGATAACACATTTAATGTTTGGCACCTGGTTTGACTGTTCACTACAAGGAATAATTCCTAATTCTGTAACACACTTAAAATTTGGATATAGTTTTGACCGACCGATTGACAATTGTATCCCTGGTTATGTGACTCATTTAACATTTGGCGATAATTTTAATCGATCAATAAGAGGAAATATTCCGAAATCTGTGACCCATTTGGTGTTCGGCATTTTTTTCAATCAATCAGTAGAAGATAGTATTCCGAATTCAGTGACACATTTAATATTTGGAATGTATTTTAATAAATCAATTAACAATTGCATTCCTGATTCTGTGACCCATTTAACGTTTGGCGATAATTTTAATCAACCAATAGGAGGACATATTCCTGATTCTGTGATTCATTTAACATTCGGCAAATATTTTAATCAACCGATAGAAAATGCCATTCCAAAATCGGTAACACAATTATTTTTTGGCAATAAATTTAATCAATCTATATGCGATAATATACCTTCATCTGTAAATTACTTAAAATTTGGTCATTGTTTCCAACATTCTGCAAAAAAGACCCCCTCATCGGTAAGTTCGTTGATAATGAGTAGTTCATATCAAAAACATCTGCGTAAAAGTATTCCGTCAACGATAGAACGCGTTGAATTTTGGATTTTATAAAAAATTGAATAAAAAAGTATTAAAACTGTCATAACATAACAGTTTTAATACCATAATGGACCAACCAATCATTGGATTTGCACAATCTTACACGGACATCAAAATACTATTCGATTCAACCAACAAATATTTAAACACCGAAATATATGTTTGCGGATGGATCAAAAGATTTAGAACTACTGGAAAAAAATCACTCGCATTTGTTCACCTGTCGGACGGTTCTTGTCTCGATCATTTGCAAATTGTTTTTGATCCAAAGAATTTGACAGATGATTCAATCATTTCGAGGGGAGTTGTTGGTATGTCAATAAAAGTTAAAGGAAAATTTGTAGAAAGTTTAGGCAAAAAACAATCATTCGAAGTGTTAGCATCAGAATATATTATCCTTGGCGATATTATCGAACCAGAAACATATCCCTTAGCAGGATATTCAACGACACTCGCAGGATTCCGATCTTTGCCTCATTTACGCACCAAAGATGACACATTCAGTTCAATAGCCAGGATCAAATCCAAGTTAAGATCTTCTTCAACTGAATTTTTTGATTCTCTTGGATTTGTTGAAGTACAAATTCCTTTGATCACTGACAACGAATGCGAATCTGGTGCACATCCTTTTACTGTTACAACTATTTTGGATGGTTTAACGGAAGATGGCAAAGTAGTCGCAACAAAAGATTTCGATCACGATTTTTTTAGGAAAAGAACATACTTGACAGTTAGCGGGCAATTGCATCTAGAAGGTTTGATGGGAGGCTTATCTAAAGTATGGACTATGACCACAGCATTTCGAGCAGAACCATCATTTGGACCGTTACACGTGGCTGAATTTTGGATGTTAGAACTAGAATTTGCATTTTCAACTTTAGAAGATAATATAAAAGTCAATGAATCATACATCAAATTTTGTATCACAAAAATCTTACAAACATGTCCAAAAGAGTTAGAATTTTTGCAATCAAAATATAATTCAAAACTTATTTCAATGTTGCAGAAATACGCGACAGTCCCTTTTATTATTTCATCGCATGCTGAATGTGTAAAATTAATGTTAGATGATGTTGCAAATCAAAAAGTAAAATTTGAAGTTATGCCACGATATGACGATGATTTGACAAAAGAGCACGAAATGTATATCACTGAAAAGTTATTTGATTCTAGTCCGGTGTTTGTTAGGTATTATCCTGCCAAAATTAAAAGTTTTTATATGCCAAAGATAGATCCAGGAAGTGATATAGAACATGTTGATTGTTTTGATTTATTGTTTCCGAAATTCGGTGAAATCGTTGGTGGATCACAGAGAGAACATAATTATGCAAAATTATTGGCTAGGATGGACGAATCAGGAGTTAAGAAAGAGACAATGAAATTTTATATCGATATGCGCAAGTATGGTTCTGTGCCACATGGTGGTAGCGGAATTGGTATCGATCGATTATTGATGATTATCACTGGGATGGATAACATTAGAGATATGATTCCTTATCCTCGATCATATCAAACATCTTTGTTTTGATAATTAAATTTTTTAATTATCAAATAATGTTATACAACTCATGCCAGCGACATTGGACATTCAAATCTCTAAACGATACAATTCTTGCCAGCAAAATTGGATAGATAAATATTCGAACATTCAAATCTCTGGGCGATACAAATCTTGTCAGTAACATTGAATAATCAAATATTGAAGCGTTCAAATTCCTTGGCAATTCTCTCGTCAGCAACATTGGATGATCAAATATTTGCGCATTCAAATCTCATGGCAAATCTCTCGCCAGCAACATTGAATGACCAAATATTTGCGCGTTCCAATCTCTTGGCAAATCTCTCGCCAGCAACATTGAATGACCAAATATTTGCGCGTTCCAATCTCTTGGCAATTCTCTCGCCAGTAACATTGAATGATCAAATATTTGCGCATTCAAATCTCACGGCATTTCTTCTTGCCAGCAACATTGAATAATCAAATATTGACGCCTTCAAATCTCCTGGCAATCATCTTGCCAGTAACATTGAATGATCAAATATTTGCACATTCAAATCAAGGCAATCATCTTGCCAGTAACATTAAATGATCAAATATTTGCGCACTCAAATCTCTCCGCAATCATCTTGCCCGTAACATTGAATGAACAAATATTCGAACATTCAAATCTCTTGGCGATCATCTTGTCTGTGACATCGAATGACCAAATTTTATGGCAACGAAAATTGATAAGTTAAGAATTAATTTATCAATTGATGTTAACATCGCAAATGTATGAGATCTTTATGGTAACTACATTCTTTCATTTTTGAAACGTATGATTTATTGATACCTGTTAATGTACATGCTAACAAATACCACCAACAATTGCACCCATTACCTAGCGGCAACATTTCCATTTGTCCATCAGCATCAAAATAAAACAATTTTTGTCCATTACCGGCATCTTTATCATCATATGGTATTCTATTAACGTTCGAATTTCCAATAATAAAATGATAAGGCGATTTGGGGATATTGTGGATCTTATTGACGATGTATCCTATGCATTCCCATTGAATTATTTTAATACATGTCGAAGTATCCAAGTGTATCAAATTGCGCGCCAATAACAATTCTTTAACGGGTTCTATTTCCTCAACTGTCGCACAATAGACATCGGATGGCCATCTTTGATTAACAATTTTAATTTTGTGAGTTAATATATTTTGTTTCACCATCCATGTCATAATATATTTTGATCTTTGGTTCATAGCAATTTGAAACATTGATTCACCAATAACATGTCCACAATCTATCAATATTTGAAAAACATGTTTCTTATCGTGGACGACAGCATAATTACGAATTAGGTCAACCGGTGGATTTGGGTATTCTAATAAAATCCATTTGATCACATCTGTAGCATCATTTTCAATAGCAATTTTGTAATGTTTATTTTGTAACATATGTCCCTCATCGATTATCCATCTTAAAATATGAACTTGATTGAAAAATATGACATCACATAATAAAGATTTAAATTTGATCAAACAGGTTTCCGCACTCCATTTTAATATGTGTAGATGTCCACATTTGACAGCCAGTTGCTGATTGATAGGTATAGGATTTCGCCTGTGACACCATTGTAATATATTTAAATGTCCTTTTTCAGTGCTATTGTCGACAACGTTTCTATAGCAGGTGATTCCATCATGTTCATCTAAATAAATAAGAACGTCGAGTTGATTATTAGCAGCAGCCAAATTTTCTATCTGGCGTCGAATATCCCATTCGAATGGCAACAATGTTTTACAAAAATGCAAAATATCAACATAACCAGATCTGGCAGCAAATGTAGGAGTGTCGTGTTTTACTTTACATCCATATACGATTGCTTTTTTTAACAATGATAATCGTCCAAGATAGGCTAAAACAGAACATATCACTTTATTTTTTTTAACATAATGGGACATCGGAATATTAAAACCATCCAATCCTAATTCGATAGTAAATTTTTCCATGCAATAATGTTGCACAAATCCACCAAACATTATTGGATTTTTATCATATATTTTTTTATTGATATATTTTTTACCTAGTTTATAAAACTTAGAATTGGTTCGATATAATATCCGAATGCTGGACACGTTGGCGTAATCACAAATTAGATAAAATAAGTCGGCCGGAAGTTCCATGGGATTATTATTAGATTTAACAATAAGACGACATAACGATATATTTTTCATTTTTTTAATATTGGATAAAAATTGATTAAAAAATACCAGCAATTCAATATATCGAAGAACGTTCAAAAATGTTATCGTTGCAAATCGATCTGGTTTTAGAAATAAGTAAATTCGTATCAGATCACGGAAAAATTTGTCTATCTATGGTTTCTAAACAAATGGATAATTTAAAATACAAAATGGTTTATTCTGAAAAAATAAATATAGAAAAGATAGATATGCTACCATATTTTGATAATTTCGAGAACGTAGAAATGATAGATAAGGCCACTAAATGTCCCAAACATGCAAAATTTGTGCATCTTCGTATACATGGGACAGATATTCCAAATTTTGTTACTCATTTGTCATTTAGTCCTTATTTTAATAAATCAATTAAGGGGGGCATTCCATTATCAGTTACTCACATAACGTTTGGTCAAAATTTTAATACATCGATTGAAGACAGCATATCTTCATCGGTTACACGTATAACTTTTCAAGGATTAACATTTATTGTATGTGTTATGTTCGCATCATTTATTCTTTACCAATGTTATGAATGGGTTCAAACAATCAAGAAAGAAAAGAATAATACTTTAACAGAGTAATTTGATAACTAAATATTTTAATTATCAAATAATTAATGTTTACACGGTTTATTCGGAAAGCATCCAGCGCCCGATGTCCAACCACATTGTCTATAAGTACCACCAATACCACCATCTAAAATATAACGCGCATTGCAAGTACTTTTGGTAATAAAAGAAGAACATGATGTTGCAATTGTTCCACCGCAATTTCCAGCGCCCGGAAAGTAACATTTACCATTCGAATACGTACTAGAGCAAGAACCAAATCCATATTGGCAGTCATATTTTAAATTTCCAGCATGCAATTCATAATACTGTTCGCAATCACCAACAGGAGAAACAGTAGTACAATCAGACGTGCTATAAACACCATCGCAAATTTTAATACATTCCTCCTTCATTACGCAGCCAAATCCATCCCAAGCACAATTGTTGTCACCTGTTGCACTATGTATTTGAGATACTTTACATTGGGCTTGTGTTAATCCTGAACAAGATGATACGGTGACATAACCAGTGCAAGAAAAATCACACGGGATTGAAGTGCAAATAGCAAGATAATTCATGTAACAAATTTGACTGTTACCGTAACCACCTATGAATTCGGAATTACACGTAGAATAAGAGCATGATGGTGAGACAGGGTGGCGATCGCCGAGGAAACATGATGGTTTACATGCGGTTGTATCTTGAGAACAAGTACCTGCACTAAATAGACATTTGTAACTTTGACCTGTTGTAATATCAAGTGCAACTGAGGAAAGGCAATCGGATTCTACGATTTTACTCGAACAAGATGATCCTGGCGCATAAATAATTGTAGTTCTATCGAATCCACATGCGGTTTGTGATTGAATAGCGATAAATAGTAAGGATAGCAGAAACAATAACATTAATATTTTAATGTTATTATTATTTCTTTAAATGAATTGTTCGTCAATGATAAATATTTTTTGGCATGTATGGTACTCATAGCTGTCCCATTTTTTCATGGGATTATAATTTCTATTGGGTAAATCATTAAACGCTATATGATTCTTTTCGACATATCTAGGATCTTGAAAAGATGAAGTCACATTCGCGTGCAAATGATAAATTTTTGGATAGATACTATGAAATAAACATTTTGAATCACATCGATAAGCAGGTATTTTATCGAGTGTCAAATTATTATCTTGTATTTTGAATACCATATCTTTGCGCGAAATACTTCCCGGTTTTCTCATAAAGTAGATCCCATTCTCCATACACGCAAAATTATTCGTAGTGATCGATTTATATTTATCATCAGTAGGTATTATTTTAATAGTTTCGATACCCACGTGATCAAATACATTAATATCGTTTATCTTGTTAACTTTTTTTTGCGAATAAAATTCAAACCCTCGTTTGCTATATTTTAAATAACGTTGAACGTTTTTATCAATATCATAAGTTTTATTGAAATTAGTATTTTTAGTGAATATATCATTCAAACAATAAATTGTAACATTGTTATAATCATATATGTTTTTGCACACGTCAAAATCGTAAGAATCCATAATAAATGAAGTTAAATTTTTTTCAGTTGTCCCAATAATTTGTATTTTTTTGGTATTAATAGTATAATCTACGATGTTCACCAAATCAGGTGAGCAATAACCATGCACGTCTAATTGCCATGCGCTATAGTTTTTTCTTTTCATAAAGCCAAATATATCTTCTTTTATCGAACATGGCTCTTCATAATTATCAATAATTTTAATCAGTTCATCACTAACAAACCTTGTGTCAAATTTGAGATGATTTGGCATATTATTAAATATGTTTGGATACGTATTTGATTCAAATAATAGTGCGTCAACATATACGTCAACGTCACTATTGTCCCACTTTTCGCCTAATATACACTGAAGAACAAACGAACCAGAAATTATCCCGTTTGAATTTTTGAGCGCGCTCTTGAATCCATCCAAATCGCGGCCAAATATTCTGTATAATCTCCTGTTCATTTCGCGAATGGTACTTTTTTTGATGTGTGACATCTTAATTTTTTTCTGATATTTTCGACACGTTTGCACTAAATTATACAAATCTATCGGTACCAAAAAAGGGATAATTATATGATCAAACACATCTCCGAATAATATGACCTCCATTGTTGTGATGAATTTACTCTAGATTAATTGCGAAGGTATTAAAAAATCATTTTTTTGGAACAACATAATTATTAGATAATGATTATGTTATTTTAGCATTCGATATATGTCCCTAACCATATCCTCTTCTTCTTGATATTTTGAATATTTATTACCAAAACATTGCTGAATCGACATAAATGTTTTGGAAACATCACCATAATTATTCGATACTACAAATTGATTCATTTTTGTAAAAAAGATGCGCACGGATTCATCGTTTGGATTCTTTTCACTGATTGCAAAAAGAAATGGATCAGTGAACGTTTTATTGAAACTATTATTTTGGAACTTTGTCCAAACAATTTTAAACTTATCTTCGCATGGATATTTTTGTTCGAACCTTTTTATTATTGCATTGAAGCGAGAATTATTGACGAGACCACATATGATAGAAAATGCCATTACTAAATGGAATACTTCTAATTTTTGCAATCGGGCTGCAATATCGTCTCCAATTTGTTCGATTTTATTTTTTTGAACGTCGGCGATGATGGCATCTAATTGTGCAGGATCCATTTTGATGATTTAGTATTATAACTATGTGTCTATCGATATTTATTTCATTTTTTTTGTTCGTTGTTCAAAGCGAGAGTATTTCATATAACTTTCGGTGTCAACGTTAGGTATTCTAAAGACGATCAATGAGGAATGTGCAAAAATGAATCTGTGAACAAAAAGAAAAAACAAGATAAGTGTTTAAATTAAACAATTATTTTGTCATTGGAAAAACTAAGTCTTGGGAATATACTCCCGTCATCGATCTCTTCTTGTTAATGAGAATTTTTTCATTAAAATCATATTTACATTACGTATCTTTTTTGACGGCTAGTTTCTTATCAGTAATAATTTGGTTATCATAATCATATTGATAATATGTAACTTTTTTAATAAGTCGCTTATCATCGGTAACAATTTGATCGTTAGGATCATATTGATAACGTATGACTCTCTTGACAGGTTGTTTCTTGGTAGAAATTATTTCTTCTTCCGAATCACTATCTTGAAAATGTATGATTTTCTTTCTAGATACTTGTTTAATAGGTGTCGTTTCTTCGTCGGAAACATTATCTTGAGGGCGCTTGAGTTTCTTTTTGGGACGTTTGTGAATAATGTCTGAGATAGGTTGATTTACAGCATCGACTGTGCTAGTTTTGTAGTCATCTATGACACCTTTCTTTTTAGCAAGAGCCATTTCAGTTCTAAAATCTTTGCTTTTATACGCGTGACACGAATGGCACAACGCTTGCAAATTTGATACATCATTTTCGGGCATCAAACTGAATTCAATGACATGATCGAATTCACAACCTGCCGCAGTAAAAACCCCTTTCGATTAGTTTCCCATAACACACACGAAAAATCTTCAAGTCTATATAAACACGTGCCCGGTTCATTTGCGCATCTGTAATTTTGCCGTTCTAAAATAATTTTTTTGTGTTTGTCTGAAACATATCTTGATACGTTTTTCTTTTTATCATGCGCGGACTGTTGTTCCGGAACGAAATGATTTTTTTTAAACTTAACCGGATTATTGTCAGCATGTAGATGATATCTGTTATGATGTATTTTTAACTTTTCGGGTGAGGATAATATTTTGTTACAATATCCACATTTGCATCCTTCCAATTCTTCAGATGGTGCGTCACGCGGGTAACATTTTTTTGATGCGTTTTGATGTTGTGTCAATCCTGATTTCTTATAGAATTGTTTTTTACATGTACCGCAAATGTGTATTACCATTATGTTAGTCACATAATCAACTTATCTTTAGATCGCGAAAGAAACAGATAAAACTATACGTCGAAATAGAGATCTGACAAATCAATCACTGAAAACGTGTACAGTAAATGGTTCGAACTAAAATATTGTCATGCAGATAGACCTTGTTGGCATAGTATTCGTCATGATACGAATAATCCTGAACGTATTTGGTCATATAGTGTCAGATGGGTATCATCAACGTTTAAATCACTTTACGACTTCGTAATAAGGACACAGAAGTTAGAGTTCAAAACATATATCGAACAAAGATCTAACGAAATAAATCCAATACCCATTAAAAAATTAAAGATACTACTGCGCTGCTCGATAACATACACGGAAAAACAAATTATGACCCCTTTCGGAAATTTTTAGTCCAAAACCAAAAATAACATCACCAACATATTTAGCGACCTAATATGATCATATCACTTGCGTTTTTACAGAATCAGAGAGCCAGAAATTAATAGAAGATGATTGTTCTTCGGAATTTGTTATGCCTGTCAAAAGATTTCCGACGCAAAATCTCAACAGAGTGAGAACGAAAATCAGATAATATTGTATGTAACTTTCAATCTCCTATTGAAAGATCTGTGTACGTCTCTAGCCAATCATAAATCTTGGCAGTAACATCGCGCATACTTTCAACGATCTATTGAATTGCTACACAAATCTTAGCGGTAATGTTGCGCGTACTTTCGATAGATCACTGAATTATCATGCAAATCTCTAGCCAATTACAAATCTTGGCAGTAACATTACATGTACTTTCAATAATCCATTGAATTATCGCGCAAATCTCCAGCCAATTACAAATCTTGGCAGTAACATTACATGTACTTTCGGTGATCTGTTGAATTATCATGCAAAATCTCCAGCCAACTACAAATCTTGGCAGCAACATTGCATACAACTTTGGATGTTCTATTGAAAGATACATGCAAATCTCCAGCCAATTATCATTTTTGGCAGCAACTTTCAAAGTTTCATTGAATGATACATGCAAATCTCTAGCCAATTATCATTTTTGGCAGTAACATTGCATGCAACTTTCGATGTTCTATTGAATGACATGCGCAAGTCTCCAGCCAATTATTATTCTTTGCAGCAACATTGCATATGACTTTCAAAGTTCTATTGAATGATGCGCTCAAAATCTGGTAGCAACATTACCCACAAAGTTCTATCGAACGCCACCTGTAAATCTCCAGCCAATGATAATCATTGACCGCAAATTTACCCAACACACTCTAATAACCAAAAATATTTACTTATTAGAGAGACCACGATCACAAACTCTAAGAACTTCTTCTTCAGGCATATAAGTTCCAAACAACCGATCAAATACTGTCGTAATTTCACAAAAATTATATTTCAACTTTTGATGATGTGCCCAATGTTCTGCTGCACTAATAAAACCAGGTATTTTAGGAGTTTTGTACCCACCATGATTGATTTGTATCTGAACTGTCAAAATTAAATAAGCGACAAGTACAACTGGCGTCATTTGTAAAAAAGCAAATGGAGAAAGATAGGCGAGCATTGAAAGGCCCCAATCAATAGTGCCATTAAATGTACTATCGCGAAAAGAACTAGGATTTTTAATAAGATGATGATGATAATGAAGATATCTAAATAATTTTCCTTGATGCGATGCGTAGTGATAAACAAAGTTAAAAAAATCAATAATCAATGGTGCGAGTACGATGCGAAAGATATCTAAATATGAGAGAGTCCACGATATTTCGACGTTGCTTACAACAAACCAAGTTGTAAGCAACGTGATGAAATAATTGATTATGATGAGAGAATTAGATGAAGTTGGTTGTGGTGGAATATTATAGTTCAATTTTTCGAAACGGGATCGATCTAAACAATATTGAATTGATATCGGAAAAATCATACTAAAAATAGTAAGGACGAAACTGAAAAGGACTTGAGATAACATTATAATAGTCTATATTTAGACAAAATATGTTCATAACTGAATAAAAATCAATTTTTATTGTCCAACGATAAAAAATTGAAAAAAATATCACCAAATGTCCCAGTGACGTTAATTGATATCAAATGAATTGCGATGTCTTCTTTCACATATTCAGTCTGCTACCAATATGTGACAAAAGATCATTCATACGCACATCTAAATCGATCAATCAATTTTCAAAATATATGCCTGCTGTAGAATTGGCTTTCCAGCAAATGATAAATACGAGTAAATTTTTATCAGATGTGCCATTTTTTAAATTTTACGTCCGCCTTTTCAAATTCACTATCGAATTATTATATGATAATCGCGCTATATCAAAAAAATATATCATTCCAGAAAACGAAATATTATATTCGTGTCCGAAAATTTATAAGCATTTGGCTAAAAGAAATAAGCTTAAACTCATAAAAAAATTATTGAAATTCTATTCAAACACAGTATCTGAACCAATTTATTGTAACCTGTGCGTTGGTGCTGCAAAAGTTAATAACATGAAAATATTAAAATTGTACATTGATGGTTCGTACAAGCCTATTATCCCTGCTGCTGCTGCAAAAGGCAATAATTTGGAACTTATTACATGGCTAATAAGCAAAGAAGTATATCCAGATTATCGAGCAGTTGAGGCTGCTGCACAAAAAGGTCACGTTGATATTTTTAAATTTCTCGTTCATGGACAAAATTGTCGTCTAGGAAATGCATATTATTGTGCCGCTCTCAATAATCAACACAATATCTTATCGCATTGTTTTCTTCATTCTGATGTATGCAATATCGCAAATGGTGCTGCAAGAGGAGGCCATTTGGAGATATTAAAATTAGCTTATCAACGTGGATCTAAATTGGGGGTGAATTTTATGTGCGAACACATACATATATTTAAATGGTTGATTCACAATGGCCATCTAAAATACAACACGTCAATTGCCGCTAATATTGCTCGTTCAGGCAATCTTCCTTGTTTACAATTCATACATTCTCAAGGCTACAACATTCACAGTGGAGATGTTTTTTATAAAGCGCTCTTGGGTGGAAATGTTGATATGATCAAATGGTTGCGTGAAATAAATTGTCCATCGAACATCGGGTTTGCGCAAGATTTTATGAGTCAAGTACGTCCATCGCCAACGATATTAAAACTATTATTGGATTCGGATTTTTTGATTCACGTTGACGCACATATCCCATTATTGGTGAATGGAGATATCGAGATATTGAAAATTCTTAATGAAAGTCTCCATTTTTTGGACGATAAATTTCTTAATGCTGCTGTGCATTGTAGACATACACATATTGTTGCGTGGGCCCGACAAAATAAATGCAACTGGTCCGAGGAAACTTGCAATGTTGCAGTAAAAACGGGTAACCTAAAAATGTTAAGGTGGTTACGAGGCTTTGATAGAAACAAATATGATTTAGATATTGATGAAAATGATATCTGTCCATGGGATAGCAACGTTTGCCTAGAAGCTATCGGATTTGGCAAAGTTGATATTTTAGAATTTGCTATCCAAAATGGTTGTGAATTTTCATCAAAATGTCATGTTGCTGTAACTGAATCTGAAAATGATATGGTGAAAGATTTAGTGAAAAAATTGATAAAATAAATCATATGGGTTTATATTTATAAATAAATATTAATACATGGCAACACAAATGTCGCAATTACTTCATATATTCGAGCTGTTAAAGATACCTTATTATAAATTCGGCAACAAGAACAAAAATATGGATGTTTTCAGTCTCGAAAAAAAATCGTTTCTGTTTACTCCAATTAAACTTATCAATGAGTTGATCAACGGCTCGAAAATGATAAACAATTCAGTTGCGTTCGATTTATATAGCGCATACTCTATGGATAAAATAGTTTGTCCGCAGCTTATCAAAAAAGATGATACGATAGAATATTCAACAAATATTATACAAATAAAATTAAGACAAGATGGCTCTTTTTATGACATTCAAGAATATTCAACATTGGGTAACAGTTGCGATGTTGAAATAATTCGTTTAAAGATCGACGCGTGCAAGATATTAGATATACCAAATTCGAATTACTCGCTCATTTCTGACATAATTTTGAAAGATTTTGGTATGAAAGCAGATGCGATATCAAATATATATGAGTCAAAATATATCGAGATGTGTATGGATAAAATTCTCATATTATTTCTTCTGGACATACATCTGCCATTAATTCGATTTATTACCAAAAATATAATAAAACTAATTGGTCATTTGTCGATAGAGTTGAAAAAAGTATCATAGTTTGATAACTAAATTTTTTGATTATCAAACATTTTTGCAAGATTAGTAACACATCGATTTAAAAATTGAAAAACAAATCACCAGATAGTTCCATAATTGTATTCAATATCAATAAACACTAAAAAATGGAAAGTCTCGAAAATGGAGCTGAAGGAAATCCCGCTAAGATCATTAACGCCATCCCCGCTAACGTGGGATATCTTTCGTTCGTCGGTTTTGATCAACCGATAAACGCCATTCCTGCTGATATAAGATATGTTCCGTTCGTTGATACGCTCGCAAAAAGAATGGAGGACATTAATGATTAAAATTTAATTATCAATGTTAGCATATTCGAATTTCAAGACAACATTGATTGAAGCAATATTGGGCATGTTTGAATCTCCAGGCAATATCTTGCCAGTAACATTGAACAATCTAATATTGAAACATTCAAATCTCCGGGCAAGAGTGATAAAATTAATAATCCAATATTGATGCGTTCAAATCTCTGGGCAACGTCTTGCCAGCAACATTGAACGATCTAATATTGAAGCGTTCAAATCTCCAGGCAACAATTCTTGCCAGTAACATTGAATAATCCAATATTGATGCGTTCAAATCTCCGGGCAACATCTCGCTAGTAACATTGAACATTCTAATATTAACACATTCAAATCTCCAGGCAACATTCTCGCCAGTAACATTGAATAATCCAATATTGACACATTCAAATCTCCAGGCAATATATCGCTAGTAACATTTAACAATCTAATGTTTCAACATTCTCGCCAGTAATATTGAACAATCTAATATTGAAACATTCAAATGTCCAGGCGATATCTTGCCAGTAACATTGAATGATCCAATATTAATGCATTCAAATCTCCAGGCGTTATCTTGCCGGTAACATTGAATGATCCAATATTGACGCATTCAAATCTCCAGGCGTTATCTGGCCAGCAACATTGAACGACCCAATATCGATGTGTTCAAATCTCCAGGCAACATCTTGCCAGTAACGTTGGATGGCCCAATATTAACATATCCAAACCTCCAGGCAATATAATCTCTTGCCAGCAACATTGAATGATCCAATATTGATGCATTCAAATCTCCAGGCAACATACTCAAATCCCAGGTGATACACCGTAATTAAAAAAATGAAATATACAATCCACATAAACAATATCACATATTAATAATCAAAAATGGGAAACAATCAACCAACTGAAAAATCAGTATCTGATACAATCAGCGATGCATTTCAACCGATTTTAGAAACTCCAATTCTAAACATAATCAGCGAAATATTTCAACCAAATTTAGAAATTATACCTAAATATTCTGAACCACCGAATTACAACAAAGAAGTTACAAATGTATATATTTTAAAGCTAACAGACGATAAATATTATGTTGGCAAATCAAATGACCCATCGCAGAGATATCTTGATCATGCGACCGAATCTGGATCTGCTTGGACAAGAAAATATAAACCGCTTGAAATAGAAAAAGTAATAAAAAATGCAAGTCATTTTGATGAAGACAAGTGTGTCAAAGAATATATGTCTCTTTATGGTATTGATAACGTAAGAGGCGGGACTTATTCTAGTGTTAGATTGACAAATGCACAAAAAGGTTTGTTGACGCAAGAAATAAGGGGAGCGAAAGATTGTTGCTTTAGATGTGGCCGCGATAATCATTTTGCCGATAAATGTTATGCGAAAACTAATGTGCATGGAGAAAATTTGCCACCCAAGAAGAAGATAGTTCAATCGCGCATCAATATCAATGAGTTAGAATTATTGAGTAGCGAAACATCGAGCGATTAACGATTTGATAATTAAAAAATTTAGTTATCAAATTGCAAAAGTACATATCTAGATATTAAAACTGGACGTGCATAATCATTTGTATTGGTATAAGTGTAGATCGTAAATTTATGTCCAAATAAATCAAATACGGGCAAGCAAATGCGTAATAATGTATTCAGATTTTAAAATTGAAATTATCCATAATTTGCTGACATAAATATCAACAACTGAAGTAGGATATATATTTGTTATTTTATTCAATAAACGAATATAATAGGTTGAACAAACAATTTTAAAATCGTTGGCTACATCCGTTTCAATCGGATACATACAAATTTTATTTTCCTTGACAACTAAAGTTCCATATTTGTCCATGATTTCGTTTGCGCGTTCGTAAAAAATTTGAAGGCTTTCGTTGTTTAATGAAATTTTTTTTTTAAAAACTTCGTTGTAAAGTGGAAACGTAATAGATATACCATCTGTGATAGTTTTTACTTTACCCATATTTGTGAGAACACAATCGCGGCGAGCAGCTAACAAAATATTTGTATTTGGAACCATCGAACAAGCGGGATAACATGCGAACGTTACAATAAAACTGTTCAGTCGGTTCAAAAACTCTTGATCCACCAAAAAATGACCGCTTAAAATGCGTTTTAATATTTATTTGATTTTCAACATCCTGACTCTGTATAACAAAATCACGTTCAGTATATATTGCACACGTAGGATTATTTATTACTCTGTAGGCATCTATAATTTTTTGAAACATTTTGGTATTTTTGTCTGGAATTTGAAACCAAATACCAAAATACATTTTTAATGTACAATTAGACATGTAAAATACAGTATCACTTATTGTCCAAAATCGTCTATCAATTTTTATATTTATGAATGTTCGCATGGAAATATCGTTATGAACAAAATCGATTATAGACGAGTTATATATATTGCGTTGTCTAACTAAAAAATATGTAAACAGCAAACGACGAAGATCTATTGGTAAATTATGTATTCTTGCTCGTAGATTCATCTTTGTGATTGTATCTTGATATAGCATTTATAAATTTTTATTAATCAATTTTTTAATTGAATTGCTAAAAAAATTGAAAATTTAAATACCAGAGTTTCCCTCTTTGAAAAAAGAAATTAACCCATGCTTTTAACCAAAAGTAAAACTCTAAATGATGTCATATACGCAATAGGACTATTAAATATAATTTATGCGTTGTTAAAAATATACGCGAATATCGCGTCATATGTGACGGGTTGTATTGTATATGTAATGTATAACGGCGAGAGTTTTTATTTATACCCCGGAATGGATTGTAAGTTCGATTTGTTAACTTGTGACAAAACTGTGAATTTTATGTGTATCTTTTTTGGTACCTGTTCGATGGCTTTAATTATAATAGGAATTATTATTTGTGTCGGTGCAATGATACTAGTGTCGCAAATAATAATACGGATAATAATGCAAATATACAAAGAATATGTTGAACCAGATAACAATTCGTGTACAAAACGAGAAAAGCCGTATCGATAAGTAAAAATTTTAATTATCAATTCCAAAAAAATTGAAATATCTATTCCATGATAGCCAACATAATCAATAGTAATCATAATATGTCCAATATCACGGTTTTATTATGGTTATTAGAACAAAATTTTCCAATCGAAATAACTCAATTCATTGCTTGCATTTATAAGATTGTCAAATCACAACGAACTAAACCAGGACATATTATTTTTGATTCGCCATGTGGCCATCGTTTAAGAAATGCTGGTTATATTCGAATAAAATCGTTCATTCATCCGTTTAGCAAACAGACTTATTTATTTTGCAATAGTCTTTTTTTACGAAAGAATATGAATTTTAGTTTGGATTATCCATATTTGCATCATATAGAATACCCATATATTTTAAAAAATTCAAACATATATACTTACAAATGTACCACTTGCAACACCTATTATGGTCAATCTGCGAACGAATCAGAATTAAAGTTAAAAATTATGTGTTACTGCGGAAAACTTGTCGATGATTTTCCGTGTAAGATGTGTCCTCAAAAAATTTGTTTAGTAAATGAATGTTCGCAGTTCGTCAATAAAAAATCATCAATTCTCTGTTCAGATCATTTTCGATGCGCGACATGCAAAAACATACTTATATATGAGTATTATGAAGCTAATTTTGGCAACTGTGATGTTTTTGTTCAATATTATTGCCCATTATGTCTAAATATACGTTGCTTGGATGATGATCCTGGTTTGTGCGAGGCCATTCATGCGCAAAATCGAAAACATATGTCGTATAAAAAAATTGAATAATAAATAATTAAACAATTCATTTTGCAAATCTAATTACAAAATGGAACAAGTACTATTTGGAGATGTACTTTCTGTCAGAGCATTCCGATAAACGTTTGATGCCAAACGACGATATACTTTGTTCATTTTTCAACATTATAAAAGTCCAGGTACGAGAACTGGGGAAAAAATATAGCAACGGAAGATATGCAATACGTGAAAATGTAATATATGAATGGGATACACACAAAATAACGTTTATTATCATGGCAATAACATTCTATGATAAACGGATCGTGACTTATAACGATTTTTTGATAAATAAATGTGTGTCTCCTAAGAAATGTGACGTAACTTTATTGTGTCCAGATAAGTGTCATTTTCATGGTACATATATTGATTCGAGTGGATCTCAATTAGACGATGATGATTTTGTTGTCAATAGTTTTATTTTGGTGATCATGAGTTAATAAATTAAAATAATATCCGAATCTACATAAAAATTAATTTAGATGATGCGATTTAAGCCAATTAGAAATAATATTTTTCAGACTCGTACCAAAATTAATTGTTATAATAGAAAGATATTGATAATCAAAACGTTTGGTTATCAATATATTTTAGGATAGCATCCAATTGTGAGGATATTCTTTGGCCATATTTTTGAAACTTTTAACAATAAGTGCATCATGTTGTTGAGTAAGGGCAGATATTACTAACGGAGATGATACAAATATATCGTTAATCTCTAGCCAAAATAATTTATCAAATATAACATAGTTAACGTCATAACACAATGATTGAGATAATAAAATATATTTAACTATGTTAGAAAAATATGACACATGTGACTTAATTTGTGAAGAAGTGGGCTGATTAATTAAAATCTTATTGTAAAAAAGAGGTAATTGAATAATTTTAAGATGAAGATCTGGTTCAGGATTATAATATGGAAGATTATTCATGTTGTTCAACGTACTATAGTGACACCAAAAATAAGATTTCAAATCATGGGAAATAAAGCAAACTAATGACCCATCTGATTTAAAATATATAAGTCCATGATCGGGCAAATTGATGACTATTTGATCACGTGGAACATAACCTACCAGAAGAACGATCCCCATATGATAATGATTCAAACAATGATACAGATGGTACGATATTAAAAAAGTCATTTTTTAATCATAATATTATCAAATCTTGATATGATAATCGACAACAATAACATTGAATGATCTAATATTGGCATATCCAAATCTTTTGGCAATGCAATCTCTTGCCGGCAACATTGAATAATCTAATATTGCATATTCAAATCTTCTGGCAACATAATCTCTTGCCAGTAACATTGAATGATCTAATATTCGAACATTCAAATCTTTTGGCAATGCAATCTCTTGCCGGCAACATTGAATGATCTAATATTGGCATATTCAAATCTTTTGGTAATGCAATTTCTTGCCAGTAACATTGAATGATCTAATATTGGCATATTCAAATCTCTTAGCAATATAATTTCTTGCCGGCGACATTGAATGAATAAATATTCGAACATTCAATCCTCCAGGCAACATAATCTCTTGCCGGCAACATTGAATGATCTAATATTGGCATATTCAAATCTTTTGGCAATGCAATCTCTTGCTGGCAACATTGAATGATCTAATATCGGTATATTCAAATCTTTTGGCAATGCAATCTCTTGCCGGCAACATTGAATGATCTAATATTGGCATATTCAAATCTTTTGGTAATGCAATTTCTTGCCAGTAACATTGAATGATCTAATATTGGCATATTCA